ATACTGATTTCAAAGACCAGTGCCTTAGGCCTCTAGGCGACACCCCAACTGAATTGGTAGCCAGTACAAGAATTGAACTTGTGATAATCGCTTATCAAGCGACCGTTATACCATTTAACTAACCGGCTCTAACTTGGTGGTAATGACTGGATTCGAACCAGTAACAATCTCCTTATGAAGGAGGTAGACTACCGTTGTCCTACATTACCATATAGAAACACACTCACCCGAATGGACATATCCTGAGTTCCGCCTGCTGTCAGAAGTGTGTTTTTATATGGTAGGAGCACAGAGAATCGAACTCTGATTAACTGGTTAAAAGCCAGCTACTTTAGCCGTTAAGTTATACTCCCGTATTTGGTCCCTGCGGTGAGATTTGAACTCACGACCAGCGGATTAAGAGTCCGTTGCGCTACCAACTGCGCCACACAGGGTTGTTCGTAATTTTTTGATTTTACGTGCCAACCCTAGACCAATACGGGATCTAGAGCGACACTACATTTTACCTCGTTTCATGTGTTTCTCCTTGTTGTAAAATTTGGTGCCCCACGACAGAATCGAACTGCCATCACAGGATTACAAAACCAGTGTAATGCCATTATACTAGTAGGGCGGCGGCGTCAAGCCTTTGCTATGATCTTTTGAATTGTTTTTTTGTAGTCCAACGCACGTTGAATCTTTGCACGATGCTTGGGTCTGGCACCCTCCAACAGTTTGGTCAACTGTTCCACAGTGAGTGGTCCAAGTCTGGGTTTGCCAGTCTTGTGTTTCATTGGATCATTGCTGGTTTTAAATGTGTTTGACATACAGTTTCCTTTTTAATTTGGCTCCTCAGACTGGGATCGAACCAATGACCGAACGGTTAACAGCCGTTTGCTCTACCTCTGAGCTACTGAGGAATATACTTTGGCGGTGCGACTCGGACTCGAACCGAGAACCCGGATTACGCCGAGCGACAGATTAGCAATCTGCTCTAATACCATTATAGGACCGCACCTTCGAAATACTTATACTGACTTTGGTGGAGGATAGCGGAATCGAACCGCTAACTGTAACTTGCAAGGCTACTGTGTTCCCAATTATACCAATCCCCCGAATACTTGGCGACCAGGGAGGGAATCGAACCCCCACCAGTGGTTTTGGAGACCACCGCACTGCCATTATACTACCCAGCCATGTTTCTAACACACTGAGACCAATGTGTGTATCGAAGCACTCTACATGAGTACGTACCCACTTGTCGCCTTAAGGCTAGAGAATGCTTCGATACTCTGGAATTTTACCAACTGCGTTGTCGCCACAGTCTTCTCATCCTCCAGGCCGCCCACATTATAGCAGTGTTTAGTGTGTCTGCAGGGTCGCGTTCCCTATGCCACATAATGAAAAACCCCGGAGTGTTTAGTTCCGGGGTTCTTGTCAGATATACGAATATAGTCTAATCAGAACCCCGGCTCTCCTGGAATACTGTTCGCTGAGCCATTGGCCAACAGCCAGTTTGTTGACTGGAGGGACTGGGGCTTTGTCATTGAACAGAATTGTTGTTTCATCATAGTTCCTATTATAGTGTATTTACCATTGCAGGTCAACCTGCAATAAAATTTAGTGTGGTATTTATGCCACACAACGAATTTGGTTGCAGAGGACGGATTCGCACCGCCGGTCCCCGGGTTATGAGCCCGATGAGATACTACTTCTCCACTCTGCGTCATGTTTATTTATACTGAAACACACTATTAAGAGTCCGATTCTTATTAAGACGCATCCGCTTTGTGTTTCGAACCACTAAGCATAACTTCGTCATAATGTGTTTTAGTATAAAGTGGCGCACTGAGAATACATGCTAACCCAACAACACCTCGAGCATTATTACAAGCCTTGCGAGCTTGCTTTCTCTCGACTTCCACCAAGACCATATTGCTATGTATCCCAGTCTGCTGTCAGCATCGCCGTTTTTAAAGACAGGCAGTAGTCTTGTCGTTGTATGCTATTCTACGCCATCTATCCCGTTGACCTTTAGAGCCATTCACAGTCGCTAAACTGTTACGAAACTTCCAGCATAAACAGATTTCACCTTGCGAGTTACGTCTGACTTGATTACCTTGCGGCCCAAGTATTAGATGCTTTTCACACACAACCGAGTCAGTCTTTGCTTTTTTAATCGTTAATTGGATTTGAACCAATAGTCGACTCCTTCATATGGAGTTGCGTTACCATTACGCTATAACAACCTACTGCGATGTGCTGACTCTGTTGCTGAATACTCTTTTGGAATACCCAATACAACACACCACGTACCTTTGGTCTTGCGGACTACTCAGTCGTCTTTTGCGATCTGTGTTGCCCCGCCAGTTTCCCGACAGCCCCACTGACCACTCAAACTGCGATACCGCCCTTGACTGCAACATCTCGGACTATACCACTACCCTTTCCCATACCAATTAACTGGACTGGTTTAGTTGTGAAGTCAGCACCACCTGTTACTTTCCACTGACCCAAGTTCCCATTGATGCAATCTCAGGCTTGTCGGCCAACGTTCTTTCCACAACATCCAGCGTCATTGTTACCTCCACCGGTCTTATCAGTGAAGGGACTCTCACGAGTCTGAGCAGGCTTGCATAGTTGGACCATTGCTGGCGCAGGCGTGTAGGACGCTTGTGCTTTGGCTACCTCGCGGCAGTTATCCTAAAGAGGCTATGCCCCCAAATCCTTAAACAAATAATTTGTTATCATTTGTTTAGGGACTTTGTTTTTAACATGTGTGTATTATTACACAGAATCGATTGTGTGTCAACTGAATTTGGATAAACTCAACAGCCTACTGCATTGTGTTTAAAGGTACAGAACACAATAAAAAGACTGTGTTCTCTTCCTTCCAGCAACATGACTTCGACTGTGACTAGCAGTCCACGCGGCTCTCGCCCGGTCAGCGGCGCTGGATCAATTTGATCCCCAGCAGTTGGGCCCATTGTCATTGAGTTTTTGACACAGGCCGTTGAGTTTAACTTGGGGTGCATGATGGGATTCGAACCCACGCATATCGGAATCACAATCCGAGGTCTTAAACCGCTTGACGACACGCACCATGTAGAAACACACTATACAACAGGTTTAGGTCTGCTTCTGTATCCTGTTACGGCGTAGCATGAAGTTATCTCTAGACCTCAGCCGTAATGTGTTTTTATATGGCGCGACCAGAAGGATTCGAACCTCCCACCCCTGCGTTCGTAGCACAGTGCTCTATCCAAATGAGCTATGGTCGCCGATTGAATTTGAGAGTAGTGCCACCACGTTATTGGCACCATTTACCTGATTGCACTAGTCCGGACAGGTTGTCGGTACGTCACTTGAGATTCGTCCAGCGTAGTCTCCTTTACAGACCCCTGCAGTTCCCCGCAGGGTGGGAGTTGAACCCATTTGCCTTTTACTACACAGTACCTTCGAAGAATACTGCCTAGCGTGACTTCACTTGCTGACACTCTCAAAACTGAATTTGTTATATTGTGGATTTTGTCAGTTTATTGTTCCACAACTTCACGACGCAATAGCAACTTAATGCCGCACTGCTCGATACCCTACCCATTATGCGAACACTTTGGGATCAAACGGGATAACAAAACTTGGAGCCTAGTGCTAGTACGACCTAGCAACATCCCTTGAGCGAGAGCGTAGGAACTTAATCTACGGGTTTGACACCTCTTGGGTTGAACAGTCAGGACAACTACTTGCATTCACTCCGCAACACTTGTTCAAGGTGTTGTTTCACTACTAGCGTTCATTTCCAACTAGACATAAACTTGGCGACTCGTGGGAGAATCGAACTCCCATAAGCGGATAGACAATCCGCTGTAATGACCATTATACTAACGAGCCAAAAATGTTATAGACAAGCACCGAGGACGCAAATTTAGGAGTCTGGGGCTTCCAGTCCATAGCCGATGCAGTTATGTCAGGATCCGTCGCCGGCCGCTTGGACCCGAATAGCGTATGCGTCCATACGCGATACCTTATCGGTGCTTGTCTATAACATTAAAAAATGCGGATTCAAAAATCAAATCCTCCCACTGCTAACTACTGCTTCCCAATTTATCGTCCATCGGCACCCGTGGTAGGGCTTGCGATGCGCATCGGCCTGACGTTCTAGCGTCAGTGATCCTTGGGATAGGACTGCTGGGCCTTGTCCTGCCCAGCATCAGGTTGTTTGGTGGAGACGGATGGATTCGAACCACCGCGCTTTTTAGGGGCGAGATTTACAGTCTCGTGCAATCAACCACTCTGCCACGTCTCCAAAAAAGAGTAAGAGCAAGGTTGCAGAGCCTAGTGTCCCATTACTGGGAGAAGTGCTCAGGCGATATGCCCTTACAAAATGGTACACGATACGAGAATCGAACTCGTCTTTCCGGCGTGAAAGGCCAGCGTCCTAACCGATAGACGAATCGTGCATGCTATATGAAAACACACTTCAGATACTGTACTAAACAGAAACTATCCAACACGGCCTATGCCGCTGAAGCGTGTTTACATATAGCGCCTGTTACTTGAACAGGGCTATACGAAAAATTCAATTTTTAACGAACCGTACAACCAGTCTCGATCGACTGCGTTGTTTAAATTACTGTGGCAGTAATTTTTCAACTGCCGGCCTCGGGGATTTGATCCCTTTGCCTTACACTCCAAGGACCCATGTTGGCATGGGTCTTTTGTGATACCACCGTTCCTCGGCGGTCTCAGAGTGGTTGGGGCTGAAGCACCGCTTCATTTAATACTTCCTGCTTGACTTTTTGCTATCACTAGCGTGTCTTGCGTTTTGAAGTAACCTTAATCTCTAACTAGTCTCTAGTATAACATCTTCTGATATACCGGTCAACTTGTTTTGCAAAATCCCTTCACTTTGTAGGGTCTTTGCAAACTTTGCTGTTGCTTTCTGACTAGTCTCTAGTATAACACCTCTTGAATTATTGGTCTAGCACAAAAAGGAAAACCCGCCAATTAAGCGGGTTTTTGCTTGAGTAGTACTTTTGTATTAGGTACCACTCCACCCGCTGTTTACATAGGCCAGCGCCTCACGATAATCATGTGAGGGTGTCTCAAAGGACAGTTGGGCGAGTTGCTTAATCATAGTGTATTATATATGACAATGACAAGAAAGTCAATGATTTTTCAATGTCTTTTGCCAATTTATGTTCTTCCAGGTGGAAGTTTTGTGGTGCCCAGCTGCCGTTCAAACGACCCAGGACCTGCAAATTCTGCAGGCAGTGGTGGTGGAACATAACGTTCCTTTGGCGGCTTCCGGCCAAAAATTGATTCGTGTCGTGCAGCCAGTTCTTGTTGACTGACCACTGACGGACGGGGTCGTGTGCCTTTGCTCATGGTTTTTCCTTGTGTTATAAATTTATTCTAATGCAAAATGACCGTTGATCATTCCTATAAAAGATACCGCCTGATTGAAATCGTAATTCAAGTATTTGCGATCTATATTCTTTTCCACATGTTCAATTCCTTTGTGCCAACTGTGGTAAACATAAGTGTCTTTGTATGTTTTAAAGAACCAATCGTCCCATTCACATTGTGATGTAAGTCCTGGTTTGACACACTGGAACGTGTTGATATTCCATCCTGGATAGATTAAACTTCGTGTGACCACTTCGTATGCTTGTCTTAAAGAGGCGCTGCCACCGGGCCATTGCAAAATAGGTTTTAGAGCTGGGTTGCTTTCAAACCAACGTCGAATCATGTGGCTCTGTTTGATTACTATTTCTGGTAAATCCGGAGTCCAGTAAAAGAATTCAGTGTGAATATTTGTGTAATCAGGATCGTTCCAATTGCCAGTAAAGCAATTCACAATCTTGTCTAAGAAATACACACAATATTTGTTATCCTTGATGCAAATTTTGGGTTTGTCTACTCCATATACCAACGCTGTTCGCAATCCACGATCGTGTTGATTACGATGCGCATGTTCTCTGGTCACACTCCATCTGGTCACAAACTGAGGATTCAAATGTTCATAAGTGGTAGTTAACCATTCTTCACCATCAAACCGATTTAACTTTTCAACCACACTGTCTGACACATCGATATAGGTAATTTTAGTGCGCGGACTGTTGTCTTGTATCCACTGCAATCCTTGTTTGGTTGTGAGATCAAACTCAGCTTCAATATTCCTGGGATCAGTCACTGTGGCATCTGGTATAGATTTGTTATCAATTTTGCGACTCCACACAGTGTATATTTCATCTATAAAACATCCAGCTGAAAAAAATGCTTGCACGGTATTCCAACTATCACTGCCACCACTGAAAAACACAGCAACACGGTCATATTGATCTCGTATTTGCCGAGCTCGCATTTGATACAGTATTGACAAATCAGTTTCGGGTTCTACCAACCAATTTTGCGACCTCCACACAGCATCATTAAAATGCCATGTGGGGTGTAGGTTCTGTTGTGTGCCTGCTATCAGCGCATCAATCTTGCTGTGATACACAGTGGATCCCACTGTGTAATATCCCAGTCGTTGATTTGTAACTGTCACTGACGTTCAATGCCTTTGGTGATTGTTGCCCATCTAACAATGTTGTCTTGATGTAGTTTTTTTGCTGAATCGTAAGAAAACTTTTCTGTGACACCATAATTATCACTACAGATTTTTTTCACGTTGTCTTGATTTGCTGTTGCTAGAATAGAGGATAATTCTTGTTTGACAGCATCATCAACAGTGCTTGGTACAAAAAAGTAATCAGTTGAGGTAATTGATTCCAGTCCCTGCACATTCTGTGATTTAAATGTAACAAACCCAGTGATGTTTCGGTCACCAGTTATACCAATAATTTTAACGTCAGGAGTCATTCTGCCCAGTGTCATTGGACCTAAAAAATCCACACTGGCATCTAAGTGACCACCCAGCATGTCACCGGATGCTTCGGGAGTTCCCTTGTATGCTATTTCGTTAATTTTTACATTGCTGTTGTTCTGAATACCTTTTGACACCAGTTGAGTAATACTGCCAGATACCAAGCCCAGAGACAGGTCTCGGTTGCTAACGTCAGTTACTCGACTGTATTTTTTACTGAATACTGCCAATGGCATTTTGCTGCAAAATTCACCAATCATGCTGAGTTGATTGACATCATGACTTTCTTTGAACAAGTTGGGTCGAACATAGAAGCTACTGGATATGGCCAATACTGTTACTGCTCGGTCACTGATTACTGAATTCACAGCAATACTACCACCAGCACCTGGCTTGTTGTCGTACACAAACTTGTATTTGGTCTGTGCGGTGTTGGCATTGTCTATTATTTGGCGTAGCATAGCTGAGTCGGCACCAGCAGGAGAGAATGGCCAAACAATCTTGACCATGGTCTCAGCCGACGCTGACACTGCCAACACTGCCAATAATGCAAATAAAATTTTACGCATGATTGGCTCCTAGATTAGAATTTGTAAGTGACACCAATACCGGTGTAATCTTCATATGTCTTGGGCACAACGCCCAGCGCATTTTGCCATCCACGGCTGGCACGGAGGTTCACACTGAACCGGTCGTTGATGGGTATGCTGTAGTTGTTCAACCACATGACCTGCTCCAAGTGTCCTGACTCGTGATTTACACGTCGTGTGATAGCAGTATTCCAGCGACCTGGACCAATCTTGACGCCGGCACCAACACCAACTCGTCCATACCAGTAACCAGTACCAACTGCACCATTTTGTCCATCATCATATCCTATGCCCACATATGGACGCAGGGTAACAGTGCTGTTGATGGCATAAGATTTGCCCACACTACCTTCAAAGTTGTTCCACATACCCCAACCACTGGAACTTTTGAGTTTGCTACTGGCAACAGATGAGTTGGGGTTTGACCCGTATGTGACAGTTCGATCTGACAGGCCATAGTCAATGCCGTCTATGGTGTCGTTCCAGCGCAAGATATGCGCAGTACCGCCCACGTCAGCGGCTTTGTTGTACACATGATCCTGATCAACACCAATGGTGCCGGCCATGGACCACAGCGAAGTTAACATCATCGCGGATGTGATTAAAAGTTTTTTCATTTGGATTTTTCCTAAAAAGTCTATACCTAAGTATAAAAAATTCAGCTGTGGAAGATGTCCACGTTACGGATGGCGTTCCATGAGTATCACCATGGTAAAAGGGTTCAACTACCCCAGGCGTCAATTTTGCCCGACGTCAGCCCCTGCTGGCGTTGCTAAATCTATTTATATTTTGATTATATAGGATTTAATTTTTTCCGTCAACAGTTCTGGTTATCCGCGTGATGGAATTACTCTTTTTACACGATCCAACACAATGTCCACCACTTGATTACTGATCACAACTTCGTAGTGATTTAGTGGCAGTTCCACCAGCTCAAAGTCCTGTCGGTATTGCTGGCTCTCTATTGTGACCACACCATCGTTGGGTTCTTGTATCCAAGGACTGGCACCACGTGTGGTAACGACCTGGGTCCAGTTAGGCGGTGGGGGTAACTTTTTAGCATCGGCCATGGGCCGACTCATTGGTCCAATGTCCTTCATCAATCTGTTAAATGGCAAGAAGTAACGTGCATAGTCTGCTTGTCGGCTGCCACCATAGGGTGTGCTCAAACTCACGCCGCCCACTGTGGTATCCTGGTAGTAGTTGGCAAGATGCAGGGCATAGATACCACCCAGGCTGTGACTCACAAAGAACAATCGATCCTCATCGTCCAGTTGGCCTTTCATTGCTGTCAGATTGTGTTCAAATCCTGCCTCGCTGTTGTATTCCATGGCCATGTCAGGCTCTTCTACATGATCTCGCACAAACTGTCTAATGTGTGTGAAACTTTCTGCTGTGGCGCTGGCACCGTGTATGTAAACTATCATTTGAATATTTATTGTAGAGAAACCCGCCGAAGCGGGTTCTGAGTTTCTGTTACGAGGTATGTCTTACCCTAGGCAGTGTTTAGGCTGCCAAAGCGAACTGTTCGTCGTTTGCATTTACGTTTTTTGCTTGATTAACGGTCATCGCCTACCGTGCTGTCCACTCTGTTACTTGTTGCCCTGTCGAAACTATGCAGGCCCATCATAAAGAAACTTTTATTTGTTCTATTGAAAAGTATCTATAATTAGTTGTCCAATCGGTATTCCAACGAATTATAGTGTTGTAAATTCTTACCCATCCGTTACGCAAATTTAGGCACCACATAATGTTGCCTTTAAGATTATAACGACTGAACTTACTTTTACTTTTCACAAACTTCCTTATGGTGGACCTGGGGGGATTCGCACCCCCGTCCAGAACACTGTTCTCATCACTTCATACAGCAATAACTCTTATTTACCCTTTATTCAACGTTGGGCTCTTCAATCACTCGCCAGCCCAGGAGTGCCAAATCTGCGGCAATTTCGTCAGTGACGTTGCCTTCACCAATGAACTTGCTGTCAGTCTTGTCGCCAATGCCTGAACAGTACCAGTCCATGTAGTCTTCGCCTGCGTCTCTGAGATCAGCCACAAGCCCACCAGCGTAACGCCAACTGCAACTCCAGTAGGCATCTTTCAGCACAAGCCAAACATCTTGCTTTTGAAAACTGTTGTTGCACAAGGCAGCATACAAGTTCTGCGCATAGTCATCACTGCCACGCACCCGGCTCACAAACCAGTCTGCCTGGCTCATGTCATATTCCATGTTGTTGACTTTGAACTCAGGATGCTCACGACGCTCGGCCTCCATTTGAGCCCACTTGCCTCTGATGTCATCAAAGAAGTCATCGTCGGTGCCTTCACTCTCATGTTGTGGTTCAATTGTGATGTCGTTCATGTCAGTTCCTTTGGTACGAGTAACCGGAGTCGAACCGGTACGCATATAGCGGTGGATTTTAAGTCCACTGGGTCTACCAATTCCCCCATACTCGCACTGTTGTATTTACTGGTCCGGCGTACAGGAATCGAACCCATATTCGCGGAGTAGAAATCCGCTGTATTATCCATTATACTAACGCCAGTGTTGGTGCCCACAGAGGGAATTGAACCCCCACTCAAGCGATTATGAGTCGCCTGCTTTACCATTAAGCTATGTGGGCTGATGTGTATTGTAACAGAAATTTTATTTAGTGTCAACCCAGAACGGGTTAGGTCAGCAGTTGGTTGATGATGTCCGCCGCTATTCGAACCAAATCTGGATCAATACCCATCCTGTGTGCTATTTCGGCAGTGCTGAGATTGCGTTCCAACAGTTCACGCACCTGGTTGATGAGTTGTCGTTTCATGTATATATAACGTTTTAGCCCGGTGACCTAGCTAGAGCAGTTTGTTCTAACTGTCCATGCCCAGTGTAGCAGGTGCATGATCCAAGCGATCATGACCATCACCGCGGTAAAAATATGCATCCGGGTCTGTGATTGTGATGCTCAAATCACTGTGCATCACGTCATAGTCTACAAAGTCATGATTGGCATCGTACACACGGAAATAATACTGCCCGTCATGACCGCGTATCAGGCATCCTTCAACGCCATCAGCTGGTTGTTTCATCATGCTCCAACTCCATTTGTTCAATAATTAAGTGTGCGAACTTCTGGCAAAACATATTGAACCAAAGTTCGTTGCACAAGGCATTTGACGCACCTGCTTGCAGTGCCAAATTTTTCAATTCTTCATTCATAATTTACTCCCAGGTTCTGTGACGTTCGGCCACCCATTCTTTACCATCATATTCCTCGATACACCAGTTGACATCGTCAGGAACGTCCACAATTTTCAATTCAGCATAGTCACCGTCGGCTGCTTCACCCATGAGTTCAATCACAGCAATCAAGTGCTCATCGTCTCTTGGGATTTCGCGGTCGTGAAAGTCAGGGTCTGTTACCCCAGCCAGTTCCCGGTATTTACTCTCAGCCTTGGCACTGAGCCCAAAGCCACCGTGGCAAGTGTTGATTACAATTTTAGTCATTCTTCGTCCTCATCGTAGTTAGCATCAGTTTCAATTATGACATGGCCAAACTTGAGTTGGCCGCCTTGTGAGCCAGTCTCAAACGGCTCGGTGAATTCCAGGATGGCACCCAGGTCTAGTAGATTGTCATACTTGTTGGCACGGATGTCTGACATCAGTATGCAACCAATACTTCCTGCGTCCACACTGTATGTATGGCCGTATTGATCATAGTATTCCCCGTCGCCCCAGCGAGTGCTGTAGATGGCAAATTTGCGCCCATCAGGCAACTCAAATTCACCATCAACTAATTTTTCACCTTGAATGATAAGTGAACAGACTTGCTGCCATTCGTCACCTATTACATAGCACAAGTCACCTACGTAGTATTTTCCTGCGGGCATTGTCATGCTAACTCCAATTTTGTTACAGGGACCAGACGAAAACAACCTTCAGTTGTGTCACCTTTGACAGCAGTCACCACACGGGATTCACCTGTGCCAGGTTGTGGCATGGCAGGACCCACGTCAAACCACTCTGAGTCTGCCAGCATGTCAAAGTGCTGTTCTTTTAATCTGAATCTCATGCCATCTCCCAATCTAATGTTTTTACACCACACTCGGCCAGTCTGTCAATGCCTTCGTGCGGACAATATATCTCGCTGAGATGCCAACAGGCTCGAAATTCTTGCAGATTTTTGCGTAGCTGTTCATCGTCTCCTTTGTATCGGAAACTCTCAACCCACTCATGAGTGGTTTTAACTGACAACCGTTGCACAATCTTTCTAGGTGCATCTAATTCAAATATGCATTCAGCAGGATGCATGGCCAGGATATCTCCCACATACTTCTCGTCAAAGTATCTATGCTGGTCGTAGTATAAAGTGCCCATCAGTAAGTTTCCTTAATGATATCGTACTCCGTAGTGGGCCACTGTGCTTTGAACTCGTCAGTTTTTACAAAAGCATTGTAATCACTGGCGTTGAAAAACATTCTGCGGAACACTGCTCGGAGCTCGCCCTTGACAGTGATTGTAAGATATATTGATTTTGCTTTGCCTGCCATTATGCCATCTCCCGATCAAATTTACTTTCAACATCTGCCCACAGGGCAGGGTTCATCATGTCTGTGTGGTAGTCACAGATTTCCTGTGCTTCCTCAAGTACAAAACGTCGGTCCACTGTGGTGCCAGCATACACACCTTCGACTGTTTCAGTCCAACGCACCACGTCCCAACGATGCATTTTGTCGTGCCATTCAACTGTGAATTTCATCATGCTGCCTTTCTAAAATAACCGTAGGGCAAGCCCTGCGTGAAACAAAAATAGTCGGCGTCACCGTTGGCATGTTCAGCGTCCATGAGCCATGCAATCACACGCTCACGACAGGTACCAGTGTGCATGAGATTGGTCACACGATCTTCAAACTTCACAATGGCTTCAGCTTCGGCTGTCTTGCGGTCAGCCTCTTCACGCTGGATCACAGCACCCAGGCTGGCAAACTCCTGTTCGAAGTCCGCAAGGGTCCACGTAGAAGTATCAACACCGCGGGGACGAACGCCATATGCGTCCTTGTACATGTCCCAATAGGTGCATTGGGCTTGCTCAAGATCTGTCATGTCTTCCCAACTTTTGAACTGTTCCATTGCTGACTCCTTTTTGCTTTGTATGCGACTATTATAACAGTTTGTGAATTATCGTGCAACCAATTTCACACGCACATCAGTGTTCAAAGTAGGTGTGTACTTTTGTATTAACTCGCGCTCGAGCTTGTGTGCAACATCTTTACCACGCACAATGTCCACGATTGCGTAGTTTACAGCGGCTTCGCCAGCCGCGCGGATTGCATTGTACAAGTTCCAATTCTTGTCTTCTGTTCTGCTACGGTAGATGTGTTTGTTGACACGGCTTTGAAGCGACATGTTGATTGTGCGCTGAGTTTTAGCGGTAATACCAATGTAGTACTCCAATCCAATTTGGATCATGTACACAATATGGGTTCTGTCAGTGCGTTTCTTTCTCATCATGTGTGTATTATAGCATTTCGGGCATTATTGGTCAACCAAAATGTAGTACTGCAAAAGTATTACTTTTTGGGATTCTGCCCGGTAATACTTGAGTACTATAAGTAACACAATGAGCACAATACACCATGGGGAAATTTGGCAGGCAAGCCAGTGCCTCAAGCAGGAAACGTCTGCGGCCAACATGATATGCACACACTTGGCTGACCAAGGATACCAGCGTACCATCGCTGTTAGCAATACAAGAAGCATTTGGACACGAAAAGATCAACAAGTGGTTGTGAGTCTAGTAGATGATGCCTGGGACTGTGCCCTGGATCGCAGTCAGGACACACCATATCTGTTTGACGTCAATACCATGGTCATCACAGACAACTGGATCAACACTCCCACTGTGTATCAGGTTGCTAGACTGCCTGACAGTTTTTATGGCATATACTCTTATACACCTGCAAATCAAACTTGGTTACCGGATCGTGATTACACATTTGGCATAAACCGACTGGACTTCAAACGCATGCAAGTATTGTTGAACCTGTATTACAAATTGGGACTTGATCGCGGCTATGTTAATTTTAATTGTGAAGCAAGGCAACAAACTGTGCAGGCATCACAGCAGGCATTTTTAGATCAGTTGGTGCATGCAGAACCTGCTGAATTGCCTGCGTTTCACCAACTGGCTGACATGATGCCTTTTAAAAATTACACAATTGATCATGATCAAACTTACACTCGCAGTTGGTTAAACATCATTGTTGAAACGTACAGTAGTGACAATGTGATATCACTGAGTGAAAAAATATTTAGATGCCTTGTGACTCCTGCGCCATGGATAGCGTATTCAGGACGTTATACTGTGGCACGACTGCGCAGCCTGGGATTTGATGTGTTAGACGATATTGTGGATCACAGTTATGATCGATTGATTGAAGCACATCACAAAATGTCAGGATTTGTCGGCACAGCCCGTGACACTATTACAGCACTGAAAACTCATGATTGGGCCACACTAAAACAACGGTGCACATCGGCAGCACAACACAATCAGCAGTTGTTGGCAGCTATGAAAAATTCTTGGGCAGGAGACTTTGATGCCTGGCGGCCGAACAACATATTATAACATGGACACAATTCAACAAGTTCTCGGAGACCAATATGCAATGTTTTATCGCAGCAATGTCAGTTCTAATCAACTGGTACCGTTGCAAACACTAGCACAATGTATCGGCACAGTTAATCAAGCATTGCATACTCATGGTCAAGATCTCAGTACATGGCCCAACCAACCTGCAAATAGAATTTGTAAACTGGTTCGAGCACATGTGATTTATCACAGGCTCAGTATTGAACCCATACGCAAACCTATATTGGTTCATCGAGAACATGACCAATTTATTGTTGACTGTGGGGACACACGGCTCATGGCACTGCACCAATTGCCTGCTCCCATACCAGTATCGGTAATTTTGACATGCCAAGTTGATGCAATAGATCACTATCAAACCTGGACCAGGATACACAATGTGCAAGATTTGTCAGCTTGTACTGGATTCTCGCTCAACTCTGACAAAGTAAAAACCGCCCTGGCCAAACCAGGTGCTGACTATGCGCTGTGTTGGTTGGAATTTGGCGATTATTCAACGTCTCACCATTTGCATGACCCACAGCAGAGACTCAACATGATGCAACATTATCTTGATCAGCAACCTGGTGAGTTTTGCTTTGATGAGGCCTGGTTATTAAAGGAAATCAATTGGTAATAAGTCACTCAACATTTTTTAAAAAAACATTGTCCAAACTTGGAACCCAAACTCATGTGGAAGCCAATGGATTCATTGCGCCATACAACGTTGAACTGGGATGGCCACTCAAGCTGCCCGAAGTAAACTGGCAAACCAATCAGTTGTTGCTGTTGCATTTTCAAGATTTTGTCACATTTCAAAACGGGCGTATTGTGGAATTGGATCGTGTGGCCAAGCACTATGGCGAAAATGCCAGTCGTGTGTTAGTAACTCACATGCATCCTGGACTGGACCAAGTCTACAACGGGCCCATAAATCTCATTGAGTTCAGTAGCCATAACTATCGAGAAATTCAAAGAATGCGAGAACGTTGGCCAGAATGGCAACACATTGCCGAGGGTGCCAAAACACAGCCTTGGCAGTGTCTTAATGGTAGGAAGTGTCCCCATCGCCGACGTGTGGCAAATATATTGTCGTCATGGGGCAACGGCGTACTCAGTTATGGCACAGATATACCACTACCTGAATGGGATTATGGCACATACCGTGGTACGGAAAATGACGAAAATTTTATTAGATTAGGAAAGATTTATGGATCATGTGCTGTGAATGTTGTAACTGAAACACTGTATGATCCAGTACCTGGATTGTTTTGTGAAAAAACATTGCTGTCCATGATGGCACAACAAATACCCATTATTATTGGCACACAAGGTCTTGTGAGCAGTATACGTGCTCATGGATTTGATATGTTTGATGATGTAGTAGACACCAGTTATGACAGCCTTGCCAATGACACAAGATTGAATCAAGCATTGACACTAAATCAAGAGCTCATACAAGGCCGGATTGATTTAGCTCCTTACCAAGAGCGACTACGTGCGCAACGTGAATTTGTACTAGATGATTTCACCAACTTGATGGAACTGAGATTTATTCGCGATTGTGAGCAGTTGATCAATAAGTTAAACTTTTGATAAATCTTTGCATGTCACCATGCAAGGTGGCCATGAGTGCTTCTCGGCTGCCAAACATCACTATGTTGTTGTGCTTGCGATTGTTCACAATATAATAAGGTGATGCCATGTGTCGATCCAGGTCAATCAAGTTGCGCGGCGTCAACAGTTTTTCAGGCAGTTCAAATGTGTAACTATTGAGTTCCAAATAGTTACTGAACACCAGATACCCCACATCAGTCAATCTCAAGCCACCATCTTCACGGATGTTCTGCCACCATGAACGCATGGCTTCATCCAAGGCAGGAGCGTCTGGATAATGATGTATAAGTTCGGCTGTGAGAGTGTGTTTATTGAGCATTGGGATATATTTTATCCCCTTGCGTTAACAGCACAACTGAGAATTTGTCAGTTCTAAATTGTGTGTTGAGTTTGCGGGCCAAGTTAATGGCATGTCCAGGATTAGAGAACGATACCTTTTTGTACTTGGGCCCAGGGTATTGTGTGAGCAAATTGGAAGTTTTCAAGTTGATGGGTTTGGCATCAAAGAACACTGCCCACACACCTTCGGAGGCCAACACTTGCTCGGTCTTGTAGGTCTGTTTGTTAGTGTGCTCTATCAGCACAGAAGGCTTTGGTCTTGACATTTTAAACTCCACAGTTATTTATGCCAATAACTATGCAGATTTAAAACTACCCCCGGTGACCTGTACTTCTATAACCTCTGCACCACGTGTGGATTGTTCACGCATTTGTTCCAATGTAATCAACAGTTTAGTGATATCTGCGTGTAAGTCTTTGGCATCACGCATGGGCATCATGAAGTCCTTTTGCCCACGGGCTTCATGTGCCTTGATTGAATCCACAAAACGATGTATGTGCAAACTCATTTTCTTTTCACAAATAGTGCAAGATTGGGAGCCACCCATCCCACAGGTTTTAACACCTTGCCATCTTCACGTTTGCGTACTCGGCCAGTTTGTCGATCAATCTTGTTGAAGTTGGTGGCCATAACTTCTTTCCACGCTCCTTCAGCATCTGCACCCATGCTGTGCATGGCGCCAATCGTGACCACAAGGATATCAGTTAATGCATCTAATGTTTCAAGTTGGTCATGATTTTTTATTGCTTCACCTAATTCATCTGCTTCTTCCTCAATGAGGGTTAGATACATGTTGAATTGGTCTTGGTTAAAGCTGTCAACTGATTGGTCGCATGCTCGCATAAATTTTTCTGAATCACGAAAGGGATTTGTCACGTGCTGCCTCCTGGGTATGAAATGGACCTTGATATTGGTAACGTTCCAACACAATTAATTTTGGGTTACGTAACAACTTCCATGCACGATGTTGTTTTACAGCATACCAACCTGCGGCATACCATGACTTTGATTTGCGTTCTTTTGTGAACAACGGTAACTTGTGCTTGACATCCCACATGGGATTGAACGCTCTGCATCCTGTTTCAAATCCATGCACCTGATCTGGCGCAGGACGGGTGGTCTTTTCAGGCGGCGCAAACTCAATGTTTGCTTGCTTTCGCACCATTGGGATAGTTTTAAATTTACCTATCTGGTCATTGATGCGCACAGTAAAGCCGTCAGCTTCTGCTTCTACCACACCGACCTTGCGATCATCTTGCTTCAAGATCCAGTACTTTTTATCCACTATGGGTTTGGCTTCGATCATCTAATACTCCTTTGTATGTTTGATTCAACCAGCGACCTATGGCATCTGCATAGTCACTGAGTTTGGTAAGTTCATATTTGCCACAGAATCTTAGGAAGTGCGCACCCACCATGCCCACGTCCTTGTGACTGATCTGCTCACGTATGGCTTCATCTACCACAGCTTTGATTGCATCGGGCTGTGCTGTGAGATCAATCAAGATACGATTTCGTTCATAGTCGTCCAAGACCTTGTGCTCTGCTGATTCATGGTCTGACCAACGTTGCAACATGAGATTGTTCCACGCATAGCCACGCCGGTCACGATCCTCAAATGCTTCTGTCAGTCCCACTTGGTTCTTTGTGCCTTTCACCCGCACACCCGGATAGGCCGAGAACACATTGTCACCTGGATCGCCGCGCATGCACTTTAGGAACAGCACCCAGTTCTGATAGTCCACAGGTGGCACAAAGTTAGCATCGGCTTTGCCAACCTTGATCTTTGAGTTGCTCTCAATAGTAAATGCCAAGTTTTTGCCTTTTGCGTCTGTAACACCTGTGGTACTGAACAAGTGATCGTTGATGCCATTGTACAATTTTACATTGGGTGCAATCAATTGCACAAAGTCAGAATCTGAGCTGACCACTACGTGTTCGTCCAGGGGGTGTAAAGCAATCCAACGTGCAATGATATCATCTGCTTCTGCTGTGGCACAACGGACGACACTACAGTTGGTTCGTGTAGACAAGTATTTAGTCAGCTCATCATAAGTTTCCCAGAACAGTTTGTCCTCTTCTGCTTCTGACTCGCTCATTTGTCCACGTGCCACCGCACGGTTTGCTTTGTAGGGTCGGTAGTGATCTTTGCGCCAGCTACGACCCTCTAGTGCGAATACCACATGATCAGCACCTAAATCACGTGCTACTTTGTTTGCACTCATCAAGGTCAGGTGCAGGGCAAAGCCCAATTTGGTCCATGTGTCTGCGGCACGGTGCGCTTGGTGCCGCGCACGGAAAAACATGTTAGATGTATCAATCAGTAAGTAGCGCATTTGTGTTCACCAAGTTGTTTTGCTTGATGTATTGTAACACATGTTCGGCCCAAAAGCTATGGGCATCTGCACCAAAATGCCAACTTTGTGGGTTTACTGTTGAAAATCCTGTGGTTTTGAGCAAATTGGTATAGGTCAGCTGTGCATCATACGGATTCATGTAACGACGTGACCAATTGGCTGGATTTGGCATGGACTCAAAATGGCTGTTGCCGTTGAAGAAAACATGCTGAATATTCTTGCTCTGCAACTCTTGATGGAATTTCCAAATTTCTCTATGCGCTTGTTCAGTACATCTTGCCCAGTTGACATTGGCTATAAATTCTTTATACCTTGTTTGTAATGCGTTGGGCACGTGATCCATTCCGGATGCATTGACTTGCCAATACTGCCCTTCATACATCCATTCTTCTCGTTCCCAGGTTGACCATTGTATGACCATGATGGTGCGATCCAATTGGTCGTAGTGTTTGTGTATCCAATCACGTGTGGTGCGCATAATTCTGGCATTACAAGCCGCCGATTCGGCATCACAATAGAATTCAGCATTGAGCAATTTAGCTAACTTTTGCCCCCAACTCACTACTAGATTGGCAGGATGTGGGTTTCGTCCCAACATGTACAAGTCACCGTCGTCTTGAGCAAAACAGTGTGGATTCACTGCCTCGGCAGCCGCAGTATGGCTGTCACCGTTTGCGTACAGTATCATCGTGGGCTGGGACCACCTGTGTCATCTGCACCCACTGGTTCCCAAGATTCCAGTTTCTTTTTTAAGTCTTCGGCTTGTGCCACACGCTGGCGCAATTCACTACTGCTGAACGAATGATCACGACCATTGAAATGCAATTCAATATCTCGTTTGTGACAAATTTCGCGTCCGGTAAATTCACGTCCTTCGTACTCTACACCAAGTATACGCACATCAATGGGCAGGATCAACAACAAGTCTTCTAGATCTTTTTCTGTGTTGTACACCCAAACTTCGTCCACATACTTGCACCCAATAAGTTGCAGTTGTCGTTCCACAATGCTCTGCACCGGGCGATTCTTGTTGGGGCGATCCAAGGTGGGATCGTTCTGCAATGCACAGATCAGGTAATCACATTCTTCTCGGGCTTCACGCAACATGGCAATATGGCCAGCATGCAACAAATCAAATGTACTGGCTGTAAAGCCCACACGTCTTCCATCCATCATGATTTTTTCCTCAACTGATCTCGCTACGTCCATCACCAAGGTCTCGACTACGAACATACCCATTCACTGAGTTGCGCATGGCTTGATCTTGTTCCCATGTTTCCATTACCACGTGTCTGCACACATTTTGGAACCACCGATCCACAATGTCTGAGTCTGCGTCTGCAGGTTTCATCATGTAACCGGCCTTGACCAGTCTAGCAATAAATATCTCATTCCAGTCTAGCTCAAATGCACCTTGATGCAGGTTGGCAGGATCAATATCCATGCTCAAAATGGCCACATATGGTTCGTTTTTTTCTGTGGCAATTTGTTTGGCAGTTTTTTCAGGTGCCTTGGGCACACGCACAACCTTTTCCGCAGCGGGTTTGGGTTCTGGTTTTTTCTTGAATCGATCAAAGAATCCCATTATTTGCCCCATCCATTGCCCCAAAGGTCAACGTGTAATCTGGGACTGTACCAGTAACCACGCTTGAGTGCTTCATCAGCAACATTGATTCTGTTGCCATCATACACACTGACCACACCTCCTACAGGCATCACAAACACAGGACCACCAAACTCACGCAAGCGATATTCATGCACCGCACGATCCAATTCATCAAAGTCTTCCGCCTTTTCTACCACAAATTTGAGATATGTTATGCCATGTGATTCGTAATCCCACACCACGTCGGGTTTGATAGCATCTGTCCATGACTCTCCTGATACACTTAATTTGGGACTTACACTGAACGTGATCTCACCAAACCAGTTGTGCAAGTAGTCTCGAAACTCTTTGGTCAAGTCTTGAGTGCCGTTGGTTTCAAATGTTATGTGTCGCAAACCGCGTTCGGCCAACACATTCAATAATTCTGGGTAGGCACGTTGCCAACCCAATAATGGTTCGCCTCCAGTGATCACCAAATGCACAATGTTACCACTGGGCTGTATCCATGATCCATTGGGCAACAATGCTGTCATTTTGTCCACAAGTTCGTCTACTGTGTATGTGGGACTCAAGTGTTTGAAGTCTGGGTGCCAGCTTGCATAACTATCACAGCCGGTGTTCACTAAGGGCAGTTCTTCAAATGTTTTGTACAACTCCACAGTCTTGGCCACTTTGTCTGCTTCTGTGCTCCGCTCTCCAGGTTTACAACCAAACCCAGAACAGGTAAAGTTACAACCAAACATGCGCAAGAATATGCTGGGTACACCAACATAACGGCCTTCACCTTGTGCTGAATAAAATAATTCTGATACCTTGAGTTTCATTGTGTTCCTTATAATCTATAAAATCGAGTCATGCCTGACCGTGTGGGATCTTTATTTAGGTTGACGCTTTCTTGTGCTATTTTAACACGAGTCTCTGTTTTTGTCACCCAACCTGGCAAAACTGCGTCTATATATTTTAAATGTTCTTCTGGTGTGGGATGATAATCTACGCCACCTTCGGGATATTGAAATCTTTTTTCTTTATTGATGGTCCAATATGAATCTCCCAATACATCAAGATAACTGGGCAATATGCAATCAGTTACATTGGCATATAAATTAAACACATCATGGTATTGCATCTCAGTATTGCTGTATGGATCTATACGGCGTAGAGGGCATAAACATAAGAATTTCCAACTCAAGCTAGGTTTACTTTCTAGTAGAGTCTTCACTGCTTTAATCATGGCAATGTCTCTAATGAGATTGCCACGTTCACACACCAAATCAGTTACAAATTCTTTGCTGAACATGGTTGAGGTCATGATATTTCCTGGCGTGACCCAGTGATTTTTTATGTAACGATCTTCCCGCATGATGTTGGTCCAACACACTACCACAGTATCTGTGGCATTGAATGTGTACTGTTGATCCGCTTCCATTACACTGTTGAAAATGTAAGCATTGCCAGCACCAGATTGTCCCCAATTTTTAAACTCGTCAAATTCAGGAGCCAAACAATCGGCCCAGGTGCTCCAACGATAGTTGGTAAAACTGCATCCAAATGCAAATAGTCTTGACATTATGCCACTAGTTGTTTTTTCTTTATAGAGAAACTGCCTTGTGCATTGGCCGCTGCGGCACCACGTTGTGTGCCTTTGACATCCTCAACGCCAATACGATCCACTGTGGCTTTGCCAAAGTTTCGTCGTCTTGCAAAGTAGAACAGTTCAAGGAATCGATTCAAACTCATGGTCTTGTCTTCAGGGAAGTCCAAGCGATACGATGTGGCAGTTTTTTCCAAGGGCTGATTGAAACTCAGGTAATCCCAAATGTTGTAATTTACATCAAGATTCATGGGATACTGATTTCTGTCATTGTACTTGATGTAGTAATTTCTTTGCAGTTTCATCAAACTGGCCAACAAGTCTTCAGGCAAGTTGTAGCGTTGTAAAAACGTTTCCAGCACATCATACAGTTCGTCCACACGGTCTTCCTGGTGCATGTTCATGCTGGTTCTGTGAATAATGTTCCAGCCATGTATTTCTACACCAATCTTGGGATGGTTGATCTTGCCGGTGTTCATCCAGTTGGCAAAGTATTGTCTGGTTTCGGCTTCTTCTTTTATCACCCATTCATTGGTCATAAAGTACTCAAACAAGTCTTCATAATAATCGTTGTAACTGATGCCCATGTACTTGTTGATAAAACGTGCTGCCAGGGTAGCAAAGCCATTGATATGGAATGTGGTCTGGAACCATGAAAAGATCTGCGCATCCAACATCACAGGAGTGGGCATGTCCTTGGTGCCTGTGATAACGTCAATGCTTTCTTCAATGTGTTCCACACTGTAACTACCAGCAAAGTAATCTGTCACAGGCTGGCTGGTGATCTTGAACAGTTTCTTTTGCAGCAAGTTCATTTCAGCGTTTTCTAACAACTGTGCCTGAAACACAGTGATGCCGGTGTGCTGATTTAAATCATACAAGGCATAGAAGTTTTTCTTCCATGTTTCCAAGGTTTCACCAGGCAAACCAAGTATGAGTTCTGTGTATGCAGGAATGTTGCGTTGGTCACATAACTCAAACACTTCGTTCAGCTTGTTCATTTCCATGTTCTTGCGACGAATGTTTTCCAACACGTCATGATCCAGACTCTGCACACTCAGTGTCAAGCCTTGATTGAAGCCACGTGCGTCCAGCAGTTTCTTCACAATGTCAATGACTTCTTTCTTTTGATTCTTGGCCCAGGCCACACTGAATGTTCTTGGTGATCCATACCGTTCCTGCATCTCAATAATCTTGTCTGCAATCATGCCATCACGTTCGGGGTACATACCAAAGTTGGCATCAGTAATTGAAATCCAGTCAAAGTTGCGTCGAGCCATCCATTCTAGTTCATCAAACACACGTTCCAGTTCAAATTTCTTGACCTTGTTGTAGGTCAAACTGCCCCAGTCACAAAAGGTGCAAGCATAAGGACAACCACGATTGGTTTCCAATGTGCCTTGCCAAGTGACATCAGGATGATCAGCAATCATCTTGTCAAAGATGCCTGACAGGTATGGGCTGGCCACTTCTTCTAGGCTTTCAATACGTTCAGCATCTTGTGTTTTTATCGCTGTGCCATTTCGGTTGATCAACAGCCCAGGTATGTTTTCCCAGTCTTTGATTTCAAAATGTTCTAGCACACGTTTGAAAGTTATTTCACCTTCGTAACAGATCACAAGATCCATAAAAGGTTCTTTGATAAACAAGTCCGGATCAGTTATGGCAACTTCAGGTCCACCAAACACAGTCAATATCTCAGGATTGATTTCTTTGATGCGACGAGCCAGGGCGTAATTGTACCGATGATTCCACACATAAGTGCTGAAGGTCACAATGTCATTTTTGGCCAGGCGTTGTGCCAAGGGTTCCACAGCATCTCTACGCCAAATCCAATCAGTAGATTCAAATCGTTCTTTGATCCAAGGATCTGCCAGGCTGTAACTCCATACCACACCTGCTGAATACGGCAGATAATATGCGTTGAACTCTTTAGGTCCTTGTTGAAAGTTGGGCTGAACCCATGCTAGTTTATATGTCATCCTGTATTTAAGTCATTTAGCAAAGTGCTTGTGCGGATTGTCAAATTGTACCATTTGTTTATTGACATCATTCTGAGCCAGTTTCTCCCAGGGATCTTGTGTACCTTTGAAAATGTTTATAAAAAAGTCAACACTGAGTCCTTGGCTGACCATGTGAGTGGCCAACTTTTCACAATCCCGATGTCGCAATTCAATTTGCTTTATGCTGTGAAAGTCATCAGGATCATTTGGTCTACCTTCTAATGCAGCACGTTCACGGAACGTGACGTCATTATTGTTGCCAGTAATGTCAGCTCGATCATGCAACACCCAAACAGGTATACGTTCATATATGTCCAACATGTACGCCTGTTGACTGAGCCAGCCATCTTGCACACTGTGTGGGCTGATGTACCCCAACAAATCATACCACTTGCGAGGCAATATAGGGAAGATACTGTACGGATGATCTCGGTGAGTATGCACAGCCAACAGTTTGAACTCACCCTGTCGTTTCATGATTTCGGTGTCCCATCCTTGGGTCTCCATCACAGCATCGTCATTCCAAATCATCAGCCAATGCGAGTTGGTGTACTCGGCCATTTTGTTGTTGTACACATTAAGTCTATGATAACCTTGCCGCGGAAATTTCACAGCAAAAAATGATATTTCACGCTGTTCCAACCAAGGCTGGAGTTCATCGTGAAAATACTTTTCACCAATAGTGTCATCATCGTCAAATGCAAACATCAACTGCAACCGATCAGGGTTGTCAGCCAAGTCAATTAGGCTGTGTATACAGCGACCCAGGCTGTCTGTGCGGCCTCGTGTGGCCAACAATATAGCAATGTCGTACTCAGGTGTCATGCAAATAAATCCTCGTTCCATTCTCTATGACCTTCTCTAAAGGCCATGTTTGATTGTGTCTCACGTACTTCTACACGATAACACCACAAGCGTTCTGCTTCGCCCTGTCCCCACATGTCAGGAATGTACACACCGTTAACATATTTGTACAGTTGATCAGCCAGTCCTTCACAGCCTAGTCGGGGCAATATAGTCAGTTTGGCAATGTTTCTACGTTGCATTTCCATATAGAACTCCAGCTCTGGATCGTCTTGTGACACAAGCAATGTATGGTCAAATTGACTTTCCAACATTGATTTGAGTTCTTTGAGGCCACCGTAATCAGCAGCCCAGTTACGTGTGTCCAAATTGTCTGTACCAAAGTAGAACTTCATTGAGAAGCTGTATCCGTGGATTAAATTGCAATGGCTGTCAGCTCGCCACTGTCTGTACGCACATGGAAATGCATCGTGGTATTCTTTGGTTGATGTGTATTTGTATTGTCTTGCAGAACGCCAAGTGTGTCCTGTTTCGTATTGGTCTTGTGACATGCTTTATCTCCTATGTTAATTATAGCATAGGCGGCAGAGTTTGTAAAGCGGGAATGACGCCAAGACCGCTTAGAGCAATATTTATTCAGGCTGTTGATAGTCTGCGGTTTTGTAGTTGGCCTGTCCAGAAATAACCGCACGTACACCACCAACAGGGTCAGCACAGTCGCCATGACGTCGGGGAATCAAATGCACATGTGGATACATCACAGTTTGGCCAGCGGCGTCTCCCATGTTGATGCCTATGTTGAATGCATCACACTCGCCGGACCGGACCATTCTACGACCTTCTCGCATGGCTGTTTCAAAACAGTCATAAATCACTGCATCTGTGTTGTACTGCGGCACAAACAACAAGTGTCCCTGTGTCACAGGATATCGATCTTGGAACACAGCAACATGATAGTCAGTTAGTCGGTCGACTTCTAAGTCCCAAGGTGCCACTCCTGCGTCTTGTGCTTCTGGTAATGTTTCATATTTCATTGCACTAATTCTTCCGCAGCATTTTCATAACCACGTGCGTAGTCATCAGCATCTGCTTCGGCATTTTCAACATCAGCGTAGGGATTGGCGAATTCCTCTCCGGCCCGGGCTGAATTAAAGCCTTGGATATACGGTGCTTCTGCGTACAGTTCTATTTTTGCTTTTTTCTTACTCATCGGGTTCTCCTTGAAACACTTCACCAGTTGCTTCGTTTTCCAACTGCAATGGGCCATGGAAATGATATTCAGTGTCGTCATTGCTCCAGCCCAGGGCTTCCATACCGTCATAGAAATCTTCTTCCCATGCAGCCATGATTTTGTCTTGATCTTCTTCGCTCATGTCCGCAGGCCAGTCCCACTCAAGCCAGCAACCATCATCCATACTGTCCATTTCCCAATCATAGTCGCCACCAATTTCGTAGCCGTCGGGATTTTTTAAATCAACATCGGGTTTTTCTTCACTTTCGCAATAGAACTTGCCCCAACGAAAACCTTGTTCTTGAATGATCTTTTGACCATCTTTGTTCCAGATTGAACGTTCAATAGCATTCTTTTTGTGCTGTGTGGTCAGTATCCATGTGGTCATGATTGACTCCTTAGGTATCAATTTCCATTGAGTTCCATTCTTTGATCACAGCAATCATTTCTTCTTCTGTGTTGCAAAGAACTTTTGCAGTTTTCCAATCGTTTTCACCGTCACGACCACCTACCTCAACCATGAAACCGTTGTCGTAACGGTTGAGTGTGATTGATTCGTTTACCTTGCTGAGTTTGTTTAATTTTGCCATTTTGTTTTCCTTTAAGTTAATTCCACCACTCTATATTGGCTTGCAGGATACTGTTCCTGCAACCACTCCAACAACCCTGGTTCCCAGGGCAATCGAATATCGCCTGTTATGTTTGTGATTATGATCATCTTGGTGCAAAGTCCTGTTGTAGTTTGATATTGTCCATGAACTCTTTTTTCACACTGGCGTCATCTTTGAATGCACCTTTGAGCACAGTGGTCTGTGTCAAACTACTATGTGCCATGATACCACGATTCTCACAGCATCCATGTGTGGCCTGTATGTACACACCAACATCTGTACTGTCAGTTGCTGCCATGATCTCTCGGGCTATGTCTATGCACAGTTCTTCCTGCAAAGTACCGCGCCTAGCGCACCACTGAGCAATACGAGTATACTTAGACAAACCAATAAGTTTTTGTGCAGCGATAATTCCGATGTAGGCAACACCATTAACAGGCTGATGATGATGACTGCACATACTACGTAACTCGCTACGCACCACAAGCATGCCTTCGTAACGGTCTTGGCTGTCATTGGGAAACGCTGTGCAATCTGGGGGTGCTTCATATCTTCCTGCCATTACTTCGTTAAAATACATCTTGGCCAAGCGTCGTGCTGTGCCTTTGCTATTGGGATCTGTTTCTCTATCAATCAACAATGCGTCCAGTACACCTTCAAAGGCCACTGCGGCTTCTTCTATGAGCTTTTGTTTCACTGCGTCACTCATGTGCTCGCTAACGTTGTCGTTGGCCCAAAAGCGTTGACCTCGAGCTTTCATTTGCTCTCTAAGCACTTGTGATAAATTTTTGCCAGTACTCACAGTTTCTTCTTCGTCATTGCTAACATATACTTTGTCGTAACCCATTTATTTCTCCAATGTGTGATTGTACACTATTTAGATTTTGTTGTCAATTATGTTTTGCCAAATCTCAATAGTTCGGTCTAGTCCTTCACTGAGTGTGACCTTTGGCTGCCAACCCAGTGTACTAGTAATTAGGTCGTGGTTGCTGTTGAGCCAATATATTTCACCATGTCGCATGGGCTTGGTATTCCAATTAATGGTACCCGACCAGTTCAATTTGTCAGCAATCATGTTGGCGTAAACTGAAATCTTGACAGGAGCATCTGGTCCTAGTGTGAAGATCTTGCCCTGGCAAGGATCAGGGTTGTCAATCACTGCACACCATGCAGCCAGCAGATCATTGATGAACAAAAAGTTTCGGTAAGGGTCAGCATAGCCAAGATTCACAACATTGCCACGTAGCATTTGGGTAATGATTTGTTCTGTCACAAAGAAGTCATTGTCCCGGCGCCCATAGCTGTTGGTTTGCCTAACAGCAGTGAAAGGAAAGCCCTGACTGCGGTGCATGTACTCCAGGTATTTTTCCACAGCATACTTGGCCACAGCATATGGTGCATTGGGGTTGGGTTGAGTATGTTCATCAAAGGCCACAGACTGCTTGGGTGTGCCATGATCCACTACCTCATCGCTAATGGGTTGCCAACCATACACTTCCATGGTGCTGGCAAACACAAAGTTCTTGAGGTTGTTGCAGTCTTTGGCTGCTTCAATCAAGTTCACACTGCCAATGTAATTGACTTGGCTGAAACTGATTTGTTCGTAAAAACTTTTTTCAACTTCAGTTCTGGCTGCAAGATGCACTATGACATCAGGATTCACTTGCTGTACTTCTTGTTTGACAGCATCAAAATCCAGCAAGTCTGACGACATTTGATACACAGTGTGCGATTGTTCCAGTATGGGCACTAGGTGTGAGCCAATAAAACCACTGGCTCCGGTGACAAAAATTTTCATAGGGTTCCTTGTTTGTTAATGAATTCTGTTATATATTGTTGTATTTGCGGTTTGATAAGTTTTGAAAGTTCAACTAATCGTTGATAGTTGGCTATCAATCGTGGCCTGAGTTGATTTCGCAACAGTTGACAATCCGCCAACGAATATCGTTTATTAAGATTGGTAATTAATGCAAATACTTGTTGGTATCGTTCAGTTTCGTTTTCCACAATGTCATATTTGTGACCGTCCAGTACATCATCAAATACATCAAATCCCAGTTGCCTAACTTGATCCACTGTGCCCGGTACACCATACCAAATTGGCAACTGATGTTGCATGACAACTTTCCATGTTTTCTCAGTGAGAAATATGCTTTTCCAAATATGTGCATCCATGGTTTGCCCACTTGATTCTGCTATAATGTTGAATGTGCAAGAATAGAATTTGGGATTGTCTACTGCGTAAACTTTGTCGTTTGTTGCAATTACTCCATCTACCAATATTGGCAACTCATGATCGGGGAAAAATGATTGATATCCTTTTAATCCCACAGTGGTCATAGAACCAAAGCTCATTAATACGTTATCAAGACCAACATGGTTGATTAGGAACGCTCCCAGTTGAGCACGACTCATGCTGGGTCTACGCATTAAACACAAAAACTTTCTGTCGGGCACAACAGTATCAAAGTCAAAATTGGTTGGATGTACCCAGTTGTTGTTTCCCACAATTAAAAAATCTGGCACACAACGAGCATGATACGACAATGCATTCGTATCTACCACAGCATTAAACAACACCATGAATTGGTCAGGATGAGTTTGTTGCATGAGATCAGTTAGTGGTTTAAGATCATCAGCATTGTGTCCTTCGGGCAAAAAACAAAGTACTATTTTACTCTGTGCAAATTCTTCTGCAGATATACTGCTGTCAACGCAGTCTTGAACAATACGTTGTTCACAGTATCCAGGCACAGGTATATCATCTTTATTAAAATGGCAGGCGCCATAGAACAATGTATTCTTAAAAAACCCATATTTGTGGCGACTAATGCTGTTCATTCAACAATCTGTATTTGTCTGCAATCTGGATAGGTCACAGCACGTGGTGGTTGACTGGTGTACTGACCCAACAACTCTAGTCCACGTTCAGCTTCTTCTATGGTGGGACGATAGTGATAGCCCACACAAAACTCTTTTTGCTCCACCCAAGGCGTAACAGTCAAGTCACGACCGTCATATCGCATGCGTAGAATGGCTTGATATGCTTCGGCATCATCCAGCAGTATAGCACCACCACGACCAATAGGCAGCGGTTTGTCGTGCCCAAAACTCACACACTGCATCTGCCCGGGTCGATACATATTCTTTTCTAGTCTACGTGCGCTATCCCAGATTCTAGTTGATAGAAACCGGTACTCACCAACCCATTGAGCAGGATCATCCACTTCATACTCATACTCAATATCCAGTTTGTGCATGAGCATGGGTATGCTTAGATATGTAAAAGGAGTGAATGTACAAAACTCCACACGTTCATACCTCATGCACAGTTCAATGGCATGGGTACAACAGTCAGTCATTACCACATATGGTGCACCAGTGAACTCAGCCAGGGCTGTTTCAAACTCAAGTATCTTTTCGAACATACCAATTCCAGGCGTGTTGGATCATGTCGTCCAATTCAAACTGCCGCCAGCCCATGTCACAAACCATGCCAAACTTGGCAGCACTGGCTGTGAGCACAGCAGGATCACCTGGCCTGGCCGCACCCATGACAACTTTCAATTTCTTTCCAGTCACACGCTCGGCGGCTGCAATGATTTCTCTATTGCTGGTACCGTTGTTGGATCCTAAGTTGTATATGCCAGGAGGAATTGTAGTATCTAAGGCCATGACATGTGCTCGAGCAATGTCTTCCACATGCACATAGTCACGCACACATGTACCATCAGGTGTGGGATAATCTACGCCGTTGAGGATAAACTCTCGATCATCCCTAATAGCTTCCAACACTCGAGCAATGATATGTGTGGCATCTTCAGTTTGTCCATGTCTTGTCTTATTGTCAGCGCCACAGGCATTGAAATAACGAAATGCCACATAGTCCAATTTGTAGGCTGTATGGTACGCTGCCATGATTCGTTCTACCATGAGCTTGCTGTCACCGTAGGGTGATATTGGCTCACAAGGATCCACTTCATGACAAGGAGTCATGATAGGTTCACCGTACACGGCCGCACTTGAACTAAAAATAAATCTAGTTTTGGGCATGCTTCTGCGTACCTGATCCAACAGTGTGAGGGTGTTCACTACGTTGTTTTCAAAATAACGCCCTGGATGTCGGACACTGGGCCCAACCAGACTGGTACCGGCACAGTGAACAATGGCTTCGGGTGCAAGTATCAGTAGTTTGACTAAAGAATCTTTGTGAGCAAAGTCCTTTTCGATGTATTCGTCAAACACTGATTTTAACCGTTTGGGACATTTGACTTTGTCAATGCCCACAACCCGATAGCCTGAGTCAGCCAACATCAATGCAGTTTGTCCGCCAATGTATCCTGCGGCACCTGTTACAACTACAGTTTTTTTCATGATTCGACCTTGGTCACGTGATACTTGGCTTGGGCTGTGTGATCACGATATCTGTTGCCTGCACGATTCCACTGCTCGCCCGTACCACTCATGATATCTATCACACGATCAATAGTGCCATTGTTCCAGTCTGAGATCAAGCCCATGTTGTGATGTGGTGCTTGCAACAAGTTTTGCATTTTGTGGTATGCATCGTCTATTGACCAAGGAACGTAAAGCCTGTTGGGATCATTGGCAAAAGTTTCAGGAAAACTGCGATAAGCAGGATATAAAACATTAGAGCCCAGGGTGTCTGCTTCACTGACTGTATTGCTAACCCAATCTTGTAACGCACAATTAAACAGAACACGAGTATTGTTAAGATGCGCATAGTATTCGTTCTTGCTGATGTTGTCGTAGATCTTTAACCGACCAGCGGCTTCCATGGCTCTGGCCCGAGCAACATAGTCAGGATTGTTGCTACGCAATTCACCACCGGAATAGATACAGAATTCCACAACTACTGGGTATTGATCATAGAACATGTCAATCAAGTCCATGAAGAAGCCGGGTTGCTTCTCTTGGTCAAAACGTGCGGCAAATCCCACACGGCTTGGACGATCTTCAAATGGTCGGATGTTGGCGCTGCCGCCAATGCGTTCTAACACTTCCTCTTTGCCAAATGCAAGTCCTGAAATGTTGTAAATTGGGACGTCCCAACCAGCAACTCGCATGTGCATTACCATTTCTTCGTTTGTGGCCAGCACAGCACCGCCACTGTCTCGAACCATTTCGCAAACCATCTTCTCATAAAGCCCCATCCATTTAGCCATGCCCCATACATGAACAAAGTCATCGGGATCGATAGCTTGTGCAAGACAGCGCACAAAGATACGTGGACGTAGTTCTGCAGGGACTTGGTTAAGGATGTAACCAAGGCTTTCGAAGCCGGGTTGGAACATGTCTTCAAAGTAGACGACATCTTGTGCAGTCACTTCACCTTGTTGCATCATACGAACCAGGTTCATCATTTGGCTCATGCCAAAGTAACTGCGTCCATGTGCGTCTAGTACTTGTCCCACAACAATCCGTTGACTGTTGTCCAGGGTCTCACCTGGTACATATACTACATCCAGGCCTTGTGCATCAAACACACGTCGATTCCATTCAGTTAGTTGTAGTGTGTAGCGGGCCTCATAACTTTCAAGGCCCATGTAGTACAACTTTCTCATGTGCGATATCCTGCAAAGCGACGAGTGTCTTCGTCCCACATGTTCTTGGCATTCTTGCCTTGATGCCACTTGTTGAATTGTTGCCATGCATAACTCTTGAAGTTATACAAGTCGGCCTCGTTGTAACGATAGCCATAGTCCTGGCAGAATTCCAGGTACACTTCGAGATCGTCTTGGATCTCTGTAACTTTGGGGTTGGGTTTAAAAGTAGGTCTTGCCATGGTGTTTTCCTTAAATGACAATGTTGAGGTTGGGTTGAGTAAGTTCGTATTGGATCAGTGCGCCATTTTCGCCGTCTTCTGCAACTTCGATATGTACCACACGACCGGGATAGCGTGAAGCTATCTGTATATATAGGTCGTCTGCCATCATCTCGCAACTTTTGTGGTCAAGGCTCAAAACGGAATTGTCACTGTTATACAGCGATTCGCACCAGCGTTTGAATTGGATGAATTCCAGGTCCCGGTCGTTGTGGAACACATCAATCCACACCCGGAAATGAAACATGTGACGATGAGGATAACCAAGGAATTGTACATCAGCAAGTTGGGGGTCTGTCAAGGCAGCAGGATATTTATGGATGCCTTCCCGTTGCCATGTGACCCAGATTTGTCGCTGTGCGTGTTCCATCACACGGTCCACTACCGCTCGTTGTTCTTGGTTCATGATTTCAAACTTTCAAATGTTACAATTTTGCCCAGGGCCGCACCGAGATCTTCATCAGGATGCACAATGTGTAGTTCGCAGTGATGTTGATCCTTGCGATCGTCATATCGGTTGTACTCTACCATCATGCCACCATTGGCACGATACACAACAAAATTCATTCTGTGCTTGCTGCCGCCAATGCTGGGTCGATCGTCATTACCGCTGCTCAATGAGGTTTGTATACGATTCACTGATGTCATTGTATCATCGCGGTTTCTAAGATACTTGGCACGTTTCAATATCCAGTTGTCTAACCATTTCATAATTTACTATCGCCTTCATAATCATCCCAACCTGTAAATGTCTCACGGCTCATCAAGCTGTGTAGACTATGGCACCAGACGCCGGGATTGGTAGCGTCAAAGTCCTTGTCATCTATTTTTAACATTGTATTATAATTCCACAGTTTTGTATACGGTACACTTACTCGAATCTGTGGAATAAAGTTGCGGAAGTCACATAGGCCGCCTTCGTGGAATTCCTCCACTGCTGAAATGGGAATGTCCAAGGTACACAAGCGACCACGTTCCAAAAAGTACGTGATCATCTTTTCCCATTCACGCCACTCTTCGGGAGACTGGGGGTTGAAACTGTGATTGGCACCAAAGAATATGTGCTCTTCGCCGTGCATGTGTGTGATAATTGAATCAATGGGTTGAATACCTACTACAAACAGCGTTTTCTTACCAAATGCAGGAGTACGTTCTACTTCTGTGCCTTTAAAGAATTCAACGTTGTCATGCCCTTCTCTATTCATACTGATTTCTCCAAGTTGTCAAGTTTGCTAGAATCAAAATCTTCTTGTTCAATTTGTTCAGGTTCATCATAGGTAAAGTGAACACCAAACATGGTCTTTGCGTTTTCAGCTTTTCTACCTTTGTCTCCACGAGTGCCAATAATGTACATCCAATAACGTCGATAGTACTCGATAATGGCTTCCGATTCTTCACGTGTGGGTGCAGCAAATATGGCTTCCACAATGTCAGCGAACTTGGCATGGTCACCATGTTCGTACCACATCATGTAAGGCCATGTACCTGCATCAAAATCTCGATTGGCTCGTTGCACGGCTTCAATGTGTGTCCAAACATTATGTCCCATTAGCAATGCATAGCTAAAACTGTCCCAGGATGTTTTGCCCCACTTGCCATTCTTGTTGACATCTGGTAGCACATCATACATGTCTGGGTCTCGAAAGTTTTCTTCTGTAAGCACAACACCAGGCTTGGGTACACCGGGTTTGTAAATGCAAATGTCTTTGAGAGTAAGTGTGCGACTAATGGGAGACTCATCAAAACAAGGAGTCCAGCCTTCTGTCACGGCAGCCTGTCCATAAGGTCTTGTGTCTGCGGCATACTTCTTGTCGTCCACAATGGGACTCATTCTGTAACTCCACTTTTCGTTGTGTGTGGTGTCAATTTGATAGTATACCTGTCCATTGGCAGTGGCGAGGAATGGGCTGGCACAATCAAAGGAGATAGTAAAAGCCGGGTTAACGTATTTTCTAACTGCCCTTTGAATCACGGTGAGTAACACAGCCCATTCCAACTTGCTTGTACCCAAGAAGTGCATCCAGTCATGTACACCTTCTTGTAACAATCCATCATATTTGAGTGCAATCAATCTGCGCAGGATCAAATGTACATCGCACATGTTCTGTCCGCCCATGGCCCAGCCATCAAAGTGTTTGTCTGGATACTTCACAGGATCGCAGTAGTCTTTCATTAGTTCATACCAACGGTCAGCGTCGGTGTGATTGGCACCTTGTAGCACATTTAAAAACTTGGCACCGCCGTTGTTCTTGCCTTTGCGATGTTGCATAAAGTAATCGTTGTTGAACTTGGTGGCTTCAACTGCTTGGTCCAATGTGGTAATACCACAAGCCTTGCCGGCTTTCTTGTCATGTATGACCCATGTGGGGATGTCAAGAATCATGCCATAATCAGCAAGATTGTCCAACCAGGTCAACACAGCACTGCGTTTCTTTTCAGCCTTGGCACAACCTGAATTGGCTTTCCAATCGCCCTCCCACAAGCCCTTGGCAATCTGGAATCCACCTGAGTCTCCCAACAGGAATGTACCAGGTTCACGACTGCGAACCATGTCTTCTGACCAATCTTGTTTGTTTAAATCCAAGTTGGCATGACCAGCTGAATATAGACTCCAACGATATGGGAACATGGCTTTTTGACTGTTGAGCCAATTCATTTGTTCCATGTCTGTGAGACCCACAGGCATACGTGCCGGATCCACATATTGTTCGTTGCGTTGTCTGCCCACAAACGTGGCATAGAAGCCTGAGATTGCAGGCAAGAACACAGCATAGTCATTCTGCTTGGCAGTTAGGTTGTCTTGGATCACTTGCTTTGTGCTGGTAAAATGTAGTTGTAAACAGCCACGCCTGAATCCACAGTGATCTTGGCAGCACCATCATCGCTGATGCGAATAGTTTTGTCCCCAGTCAAGGCCATGATGCTCATGAACTGTTGAGCCGGCCAACTCCAAGCACGTTTCAATTGCCCATTCACACCTGCATGAAACACAAAGTTACCAGCGTGTGTTGAATGATCACCAAAGAAAAACTTCAAGTCACCGTTTTCAGTCCGGGCTTGAAAGTTGGGTTCTTCAGCATTGGCCTGTGCCTGCATACGCAATCGCTGGATAGCAGCCACAGTGGGTTCAAATTCAATGTGCCATGCTACCCCTTTGAACTTGGGTGTTTTGAGTTTGTCGTTCACAAGCTCTGCTGCCATGAAACGATATGTGTTGCGGAAGTCTCCCACAGCATTTTCAAACTCAATACCATCTGGTGCGCCAGTGGCTTTCTTTGTTAATTTAAGTTTGGCATTTTCTCGGTACTCTTGCAAGTTCAACAAAATTTTCAACTTATTTAAATTGGGCATACCAAATGTGCCCACAAAGTCTGGATGTGGATTTTTAAATTCGCCCTCCAGCACTACTGACAAGTCTTCTGCTACACCCACAATGGCTGTGCTTTTGTCATCGCCAGTGATTTTGATCAAGTCAATGCAGCCAAGATCATGTGTGTGCTCTACCAAGTCTTTAAGATAATCTCTCATGTATACTCCTATGTTGTATGATTATATAGATTTTTTTACTAATGTGCAACTATTTTGGCCAGAGCCTGGCCACCTCTAATTGATTCTATTTCGCCAGGTTTCTTAACTTTTAACCATGTAACAGTCCCATGATGATTTAATAATGTTTCAAACCCTAACCAATTTAAATGATCCTTTATAAGTCTGCCAGGGGTATACCCCATAAAATTTTGCTCAGCGGATTGAGCACCATATTCACGATCGCATTCATTGTAAGTAAAAATACACACACCTCCGGGCCTAAGTTTTTTATAAATGTCGTTTAGATATCGAACAAGTACTTTCAACGGTTTGTACTGAAAATAATTCCAAACAAATATCAAACCAAATTGATTGTCGGGCAATTTCCACAGTGGATGTTCATCCTGATAATCATTTATAGTATAAGGTCGCAGTCTTCTTTGATATTCGGGAGAGAATGTAGACATTGCTGGCTGCAACAATTCGGAATGTTGGTCCACAAGATATAGTGGGTCCATGGCAACAAGATCTTCAATGAATGATTCTTGAGCTGGCCGGATGATCATACCAGGAATTCGCCAATCTGTGCAATTTTTCAAATGAGCTCGCAACAAAATATCATCATCTTGGTTGATTGCTAGTCGTCGATGATTTAAAAGGTAATCAGTTTCGGTGGTATTACGTTCTTCTTCAAAATACCATCTTTCAGTTTGTTCAAATTGTTGAATCTCCATTTGTTGTATCATATAACGTATTTGATCTTTAAGATCATCAACCACTTGGTGTACCTTGTCAAAACTTATTTGTACTTGATCAACTGCGTGTGTGAACTCTGCTGTACCAAACCCCAGTTTTGTGTTACGATTAATAATCATATATTCCATGGCACGGAATTTTTTCATGGCTGTGTTATAATCAGGATTGACGTCTTCCTGAGTTAATAAATGCAAGTACCCAACAAGTTCGCTTAGTTTCATTCGAATGAGAATAGTGATGTAAATGTGTTTTCGGTGTTGGTGGCCGCAGCCAAGTCCCAATCCAACACACCCAATAAATTGTCAATCTTTTGATCCACCACAGTGGCTTCCATTTCTGTGTCATCAAAAGGCAGGTCCTTGAACCACTGCGGCAGGTGCATCTCGTCTGTGGGATAGCCAATTGATGTCCATCCCAGTGCATTGCTTCTGAGTTTGCACACAATGGTTTTCATACCATCAACCACCTGCATACTGTAGTTGTCTGAGTTCATTCTGCGCAAGTTGTTCCAGTTCAATGCCGCACGTACATGCCCAGGCATGTTGGCTTTGCCCAGTCGTTCTTCTTCCTTGCCGTACTTGGTCAAGTTGTTCACACGCTTGGGTGAGCCTTTTTCCCAGCCCGGTCGCTCTTTGAATTCATACTTGAACTCACGCACACGTTCAATAATAGCATCACGTTCAGCACCAGCCAGCACTTTATTTAGAATTTCCAACAGGAAGTCTTGAATAACTTTGGGGGTGTCACTACGCTTTAGATCCAGGCCAGTGGCCTTGGTCTTGCCAATGGCACCGTTCACATCCAAGCGTTTGTTTTCAATGTCAATGGCGTTGACCGCATAGCGTTTCTTTGTGATAAACAATCCACGATCTGCTACAGTTTCACGACCGGCCTTGATCAACTCGCCCATGTCTCTGGGGCAATGGAAAGCACGTTCCATGAACGCTGGGAATGAATCGTTCACCTGGTCAGCGATGCCGTCGTACAACTGGATACAAGTTTCTTTTGACCAGGCCATGCGACCTTCTGCAACTTCTTGTTTGAGTACAGGCCATGCTGAGAAGTAACATGAGTCTGTGTCACCGTAAATCACTGCTTGGCCCACATGGTCATACTCGCCGGTGATGCATTCATTCAAGTATGCATCCATGTGTTTGGCAATGCTTCGACCAGTAAGTGTAGTCGACTGTCCAATGCGCTTGTCAAAGAACCTACAGCCCGGATTGAGAATAGCACCATACAAACTGTTCAAGTTGATCTTTTTGACCAACTGACGCTTGTCCCAGAAAGCAATCTCTTTGGCATCTTTGGCATCTTTCTTTTTGGCCTGCATTTCTTTACGTTCTGCATACCAGCGTTCCAGCAAGCCTGGGATAACGCCTTTCTTTTCGTAGGTGAATATGGTACCGTTGGCACTGAGGATCCAAGGTTGGTTTGAGTCAAACAACATGTACCAAATCTCAGCACCCGAGTGTACACTTTCCTCACCTGACTGCCAATCTATAGTAATCTCTGTGCCACGTTGCTGATCCATTACTGCTGTGTATTCTAACGAAGCAAACACACCTTCCCATGCAGCCGCAAATGAGTCACCCTTGGCCATTTTGTCCCGGATGTATCGGTCAGTCATTATGGGACGCAGTTGACCTATAATAGTTTCTGGTCCCATGTTCAACGCACGAATTGCACTGGGGTACAATGAATTGATGTCCACAGACCCAATCCATTCATGTAATCCTTTCTTGGGATACGCCACATAAGCACCTGCAGCCTGTGTGTCCTCGTCTGTGAGTCGTTGTTGTCGATTGGGCACAACCATGCCACGTTCATGTGCTTCGTTGATGATGGCCTGTTCAGTCACGGCCACAGCACCCATTGTGGTGGCCAACAGCACTGTGTTAGCATGTGCCAGTTCGCTGGCCAGTTCCAAGAAACGTAATTTCTTGTCCAGTTTGTCCAACAACAATGTATCTTGTCGGTTGTATTCAATAAACTTTGGAAAGTCGTTGTTGTACAGCTGATCCAGTGTGCCTTCGTATTGTGTTTTGCGTTCACCCAGTTCGTATTCAGCAATGGCATCCAGGCTGTAACTGTGACGCTCTTCATATGTGTACTTGCGATACAGTTGCATATAGTCCATATGCACACGACCTACCAAGTCATAGGTTTCTTTTTCTGCACCAAAACGTTCAAACATACGCTTCTTGGGAAATTGCCCCCACAAACAAAAACGTCGGGTGTCATCTTTGCTGAGCACTCGGGTTATACGGTTTATTGTGTAGGGTATGTCATAGCCTTCTGAGTTCCAACCACTCAGGATGTCTGCATCTTCTATGAGATCCAGGAACATCTTTACCATGTCTGTTTCGGACTCGCACAGCACAGTGTTCTCAAATTCTGCACAGATCTCACGAGCAGTTTCTGGACTCATATGGCGTGGTGCCACAACCAGTGTGACCAGTTGCTCCAACCAATTCAAATATACCGATATGGCAGTGATGGGATTGAAAGGATCTTCCACAGGCGAGAATCCACGCACTGGATCAAACGCAACCTCAATGTCAAAGAACGCTGTGTTCAGTGTGGGTGCGTCTTGGTCTTTGTAGTTTTCTTCAAAGCAACGGAATATGGGATTGATGTCCGATTCATAGATTTGTCGCCCGCTTTGTGCTCGAACTTCCTTGCGGAACTCTTTGTTGTTGCGGGTGCTGAATCTTGACACAGGGGTGCCGTATATGCTCTGGAACTTGCCACGTGGGTCATCAAAATAGAACACATAATTGGCAGGATACTCTCGGTACTGCCGTTTGCCGTCTCTACGTTCTACCACGTGAATGCGATCGTGCTCACGATCAAATAGTGCGTCAATATAACTCATTGTTCTCCGTTTGTGGCCGGTATAGCCTTGCTACATGTTCGTGACGTGAACGATTCGTTGCTGTTCGAAGCAATATTTATAGCGTCTTGCCCACTGTTTCAAGAATTGTTTCCATGAGTTCGTGATCTTGTTTGGCTTGTCCAAAAGATGCCTTGTGTGCCACTCTGATGGCTTTTTTCAACACAGCCGGTTTAATTTCTAATTCTTCTGCTATGGCCCGGATGGTGTCAGACAAGCCGCCTTGTAGCGTATCAATCTCGTGCATCACAGCCATGCCTTCGTTGATGATTTGGGTAAGTTTGATCTTCTGATCGCCGTTGAATGTTTTATCCATGTGTACTCCTAAAACACAAGTATAACACAGATTTTGGCATTGTCAACGGGAAGTTGCTCACTTATGGGTTCCAGTAGCGAATTGGATGACCAAGGCAGCAGCCGCCTACCCTCGCAACTAGTGCGGTCCTAAGGGTGTTCTTATGATTCCTGTTGCATTTTCTTGTACAAACTGCGCCCAGGATCAAAATTTTGGCTCCAGGTCAGGGACTCTGCCACGGCCAAATCCCGTTTTGTTGTCTTTGGCACTGTTACTTTTGGCGTCACGGCGGGCTGTTTGAACATGTTGTTCATGCCTTGTCCCAGGTTGGACATAGCCGATGTTGCAGGAGTATACTTGGCAAACTGTGTTGGGTTTGCGCCAAAGCCTGCACGACCTTGAACATAAGGTTTTTGCGCCGCAATGTTGGGATTACCAGCCTTGGCCTTGTTGATTCTATTGTCAGCAGGTGCCTTTACAGTAGGTGCAGCACTGCCGGGCATCATGTTTGTGGGCATCATGCCTGCTGTGCTAGGAACTGAGGCAGGAGTGGCATTCATTGTGGTCTTGCCATAGCCATTGATGCTTTTGCTATAGTCAGGTTTGGCCTTGACTGCTGGCGTTGGCACCACAGCACCCGGGGTGGCAGTCAAACTGCCTACGTTGCCGGCATTGAATCCAGGCGGTGTTGCCACAGCGGCAGCTGGTTTGGCTGCTTTTATCGGTTCTGCCACAGGCTCGGCAACTGGTTCTGCCACAGGGTTAGGTGTTGCAGTAGCAGGCGTGGGTTTATAGGGACGGCCCATGAGATCAAATTTTATACCGTTAGAAGATGCTGGTTCTGGAGTGGGTTCTGCCACAGGTTCAGGAGTGGGTTCTGCTACTGGTTCTGGTTCAGCAGCACCTGCAGGTTTCTTGATCCCACCACCCATGGTCACAGTAGGTGTGCCAGTTATTTGTTTGCCAACACCAGGCCCTACCCCAGTGCCAAAATTAGCAACCGGTGCATCAGCAGCAGGTGTATCTGTGGTTTTCATCGTAGGGGTCGCAGTTGTTTGCTTGCCAACACCAGGTCCTACACCAGTGCCAAAATTATCAGCAGCCGGGGCCTTTGCACCACCAGGTGTGGCCGCAGTTGTTGTTTGTCCCGGGGAGGGTATATTCATGGACTTGTACACAGTGTCTAACACTTGTGGTGCCACTCCGGCCTTGGTCAACACTTGATACACAGTATCACTGTCAGTAGGCGAACGTGCCTTGGTCCATGCACTCTTTAACTTGTCGGCAGTGATCTTTGTGGTAAGATTGGTACCCTTGGTCTTGGCCCAGTCAGCAGCCTTGCCAGCGGCACCTTTGATGCTGTCCCAAATACCTTCGTTGAGTTGTGTTGTGGCACTGAATAAGAAATACAAATCTGCTTCGGTTAATTTGCGGCTGATAGATTCTTGCACACCAACAGCACCAGCCTGCTTGGCTGCTATCATAGCAGCTTTTTCTGCCATCATTTCAAGTGTTTGTGGATTGAGTGTTCCACCAACATTGGTACCAAATTTTTCCATTGCTGCGGCTGCAATATCAGCCAATTGGCTAGTGGCTTCGGGTGGTGTACCACTGGCAATAGCGTCTTGAATGGCTTTTTGTGCGGCTGCCATGGCCTGTCCTCTTGCACCACCGGCTATGCTTGTTGCTGCCTGTGTAGCAGCATCTCTTGGAATTTGATCGGGCAATCCTTTGGCCATTTGTGTATCTATAGCATCAGGTTTGCCTTTGATTAAGTCCCCGATCTTGCTGGCACCGTAAGCCATTGCGCCAGTCTTGGCACCTGAGTAGGCAGCACTGGAGAACTTTTCACCTTGCAACAGTTTGTCCACAAGTTTGAACAAGCCTAGAGCAGCAGCGCCACCTACACCAGCACCCGAAATACCAGCGGCAGCAATCAAGGCCGAGTAAATCAAACTCTGTGCCACAGGGTGTGCCTTGGCAAATGCACGATATTTTTCCACGTACTTCATCACGCCCTGGTCACCACCAGTGGCTTGTTTTAATTTGTCTGCAGCTACATCGTAGGCAGCATCCATGCTCTTGATAGGGCCAGAAGTTTGTACTTTGTCTTTGAGTGTTTCCCAGGCTCGGTTGACTTCTGTGGCAGCGTCTTTGCCTTTGCCTATCATGGTACGATTGCCGCCAGCGTCAGTTGCGCCTTGCTCGGCGGCTGCAAACAGTTGGCCAATTTGGTTGGCTGTGAGTTCAGCTTCTACAATGCGGCGGCCAGCACTTTCCCACAGTTTGACTGTGTTTAAACTGCTACGGTCTAAACCTTCGTATAGATAATTCTTTTTAAACGGTGCTTGAGATTCATTTAAGCCTTGAATCACACGTTGTATTTGTTTTAATTTCTGATAGTTCTGTTCGGCATCACGGGCAGCATAGTAGGCCTGCCCATCAGCCATTTCGTAGTCAGGATCTCGATTGAGTTCTGCTCTGCGAACCAGTTCATCAATGTTGGGATACTTTGCAGTCAAGTCACGTTGTTGCTTTTCCAAATCCGCAGGCGCAGCAGCAGGTGGTGTGTATGGTTTGACTCTAGCATCAGCACGTGCCAGGCCACGTTCTCTTTTGGCAATATTCTTTTCAGCGTGAGCCACTTTCTCAGGATTGTCTCTACCAAAAAACTTATCCATTTGACTTGTGGCTTTGGACACAGCAGCTTTTTTACGATAGTCGCCTAGGCTGACTTCCGACACTTCTGACTTGTCCAAACGAGGACCAGTGTAGCCCATTTTACGCACACGGTTGATCACATCTTTGGCATCAGTGTCTTTTAATCCATGTGCCTTTAGCACAGCACTGACATGATGCTTTTCTGCACCTGGTGGAATGGAATCGTGAAATAGGTTACCGTGAATTTCTTTGGCCGCGGCATCGTGTGCTTCTGACACACTTTTGACTTTGCCTCTTGGACCAAGTTGTCTAACTTCAGCGCCCTGATGTTTAGCATCACGGTCTTTAACAGCACTTTCTTTATCAGCATAACTGGCCAACGAGGCTGGCTTACCATCTTTGTTTACAATGTGATATGTATCTGATTTCTTGCCTTCCGCCACACCTTGCTTCATACAATGTTTTAATTCTGCTAATGCTTCTTCTGCATTATCAAAACCTACTACATCATACCCTGACGCATAGTGTTTTACATACCAATTACCATTGCCTGGACTTGCTTCGGGATCTGTGCCAATTTCGCCAACGGGCTTACCGTTCTTCTTAACAATCTTTTTAACTTGGTCTGCTTGACCTTCCGCCACACCTTCATTGGCAAAGCGGGGATTATGGAAACTACCAACAATGTACCATTGTAAATCATGGTCAACATCATTGTGTTCTACACCCATTACGTTAACATTATAACCTTTATCATCAAACCATGTATTTGCATAGCCCACTAAATTCTTCTTGGCTTTTTCACCGTAGGCATCAATATTAAACCCATCGTTGCTGACATCAAAGTCTTCAAACCAATCATCACCAATGATATCAGCAAGCTCGTCATCGTTATACCAACGTCCTGAGTCACCATCTCCACCACCAGGTATCGCAAATTCGTTTAATGAGCCTTCCGCCACACCTTGATCTTGGTTATTTAATAATTTGGCATCTATTTGTTTCCAACCCTTGTAAAAGGGGTGGTCATTTTTAGCAAGGAATTCTTTCTTGGCTTCTTCGGGACTGGTTGCTTTGATATCCGTCATTACACTCCCGCCCTCATAGTAACCAGTGACTTTGTACCATTCTCCAGGCTTTGCGTCTAACTTTGCTTGGTACTCATCCCACTGCTGTTGTTTGGCTCTTTTTTCTTTAGAAGTCAACTTGACCTCTTGTCTTTTATTGATAATGTCGGCCTTAACATTAAATCCTTGATCACTTAGTTGGTCTAACACGTGATCTGATACAAATGTGTCTAAATCAAACAGCGCTGCAATGCCAGCCTGCATACCACGAGATACAAATGTTTTGCCAACTTGAATGATATCTGCTGCATCTTCACCTGAGCCTTCTGGATAGTCTTGATAGTGCTCGATATAATCTTCGCCAATTCTTATGATAGCAGTGCCATAATCAAAAGGACCGTTGCCACCATCACCTCCTGGTGCAAATTCCGTCAATGAGCCTTCCGCCATGCCTTGCTGCAATCCTGGCACTTCATTCTTGAGCACACTCATGGCTCGCTGTAGACTACCATAAGTGTCAATGTGCTTACCGTTGGCGTGGATCATGAAGTCTGTGGGACTGGATTGAATGATTTCATATTTGCCACCATTGGCACCTGTGCCCGAGAACACCACCTTGCCTGCCATGCTTTCATCAATTTCTTCTTGCCCACCAAACTCATCAATGGTGTACTGTCGATCATCGCCGCCACCAATTTTGTACAGCACAACAGCAATGTAGTCGTCGCCCAGTTCTGGCCGCCATCCTAGTAGGCTTAATTTTCGTTCGGCAGAGTCTGAATCTTCACCCACCCAGTAACGATATGCAAGATTAAACAGCAACGTCTCATAGTCTTCGCTGCCTGGCCCGTTTTCAGGGGTGTCAGAAAATTCATTTAATGCATTTTCCGCTACAAATTTTTTATTGTTGTATAAATCGTTGATCAGCATATTATCGTTCTTCTATGTAATCTGTGTTGGAGTCACGTTGCTGTGCTCGCTGACGAGCTTGGTACAGTTTAACTGCCATACCAGCATCATCTAAGTTTTTAAATCTACTGGGCAAAGCACGTTCACCATGACGCAGTTCATAGCCCGAATTGTCGTCGCCCCAGCATTCCAGTGCCGCACCATCAGCCATTTCAAATGTGGCCACAGGCGCTTGTGGTGCGTCAAGTGTAGTTTCAGCATCCAGTTCAGCGGCGTGTGCTACTTCAGTGTCACCTGGATCACTGGGCCCTTGCATGGCAGCAGGATCAGTATCAATTTCTTCTTCAACATCGCCACGCTCCACAGCATCCAAGGCTTTGTCTTTTAAGTCACGATCAATACTGACTCGCTTTTCTAGCTTGTCCAAATACGTTGTTAGATCTCGTTTGACTTTGCTCAGCATGTCTTCTTCGATCTCGGCCATGGCCTCTTCCAGTGCAGTCTTACGGGGCTCTATTGAGTCACCCACCATGTAACCGTCCATGGGATGAGCAGGATCTGTCTTTGAACCCAACGCCTTGATACCGCGTGGTTTGAACAGCGCAGGCAACTGAGGTACCTTTTGCTGTGCTGGGCTCAACTTGCCTTCTACTGTGGCCAGTCGGTCCAAGATTGATCTAATGTCGTTGCTCATGCTCTATTGTCTTTCAGGAAACTTCTCAGCATCCAAGAGTGTTTTTGGTGTGCATCAATGCGCTCTGCAATAAAGTTAGCAATGCCCTGTTGATTTTCTTGTTCGGCAATGGCAAAATTCTTGTTGAGTAGTTCCAACAACTGACCATTGTTGGCCAGCAGTTCTTCAATCATGAGTCGGGCACGTGGGATTTTTGTTTGTCCTTGAATGATACTGAGTTCAGCAAAACGTTCAAAACTGCCTGGTGCGTAGTCTCCCATGGCACGTATGTATTCTGCGGTTTTGTCTATGGAACCGTCGTACACTTCTTCGTACAAGTTGCCAAAGAACTCATGCAGTTGTGCAAAATCAGGACCTTCCACATTCCAGTGAAACAGCTGAGCCTTGATACTGAAAGCATATTCAGTTGCTAATAGAGTTTTTAAACTGTCCGCGAGCATGTTTGTTCCTTTTGTATTCCTTGGGCGTGTTAGGCGTAGGATCTGATCCTGTTGTATATTTACCTGTCAGCAAGGAACCGCCAGATCTTGACAGCATGCCCATGGGCATTGCATCAGGAGCCATGCCACCAGCACAACTGGCACCAGCTGTTTCCATTATCTCACGTATTCTCATACAGTATCTCTACAGAAGTTACTTCTTGATACATCACAATGCGTCCCGACCCTTCAACCTGGCAATTACGCACTTTGATTCGCCCATGCTCAGGATCTACTACTTCAAACCTTATGGGGTATATGCCAGCAGACGCAGAGATTGGAAGTGACTCTTCAAGATAAACTTTTTCCCAAATCCATGTGCGCTCAACAAACAGTTCATTGTTCACATACACTCTGTAACGAAAAGGCTGTGCGAATATTTTGGCAGTGATGTCACAGGTTACATTGACAGGAAATGTTTTCTTCATCCTGTATTTAGCGAAATTTGTGTGGGGGAGTTTTTGAGTTATTTGCCAGCCACTGCCAGGGCCGAGCCTTTGTTGAAACTGGGACTGTACAGGCTGTTGGCTTGACGCAGGCCTTTTCGTTTTGACCAGTCATATCCGGCTCGGTGTCCTGAACAGTCTTTGGTGCATTCTGATCCTAGGAAACTGAGTTCGTCCAGTTGTTCTTCTGCCACAGCTTCATTTAGTTTGAACAAATGATACACTGTTGATCCGCCAAAGTCTGAAATTTCAACTTGATAACCCAGACTGCTGGCATATCGTTGAACTAATCTATTGTATAAATTTGTTCTGGATTGCAATTTTTGTCCTGGCTCAACGTCTTTGCTGGCACTGAAACGAATGGTCTCAGGATGTTTCATTTCAACAAACTGTTTGATGGCTTCTAACACTGTGGCGAAGATTCTTTGTTGGTCACCTTCGCCAGTGACTTCTTGACTGTTGTTTCTGTAAAATTCCACATGCCACTCTTCGGCGTCGCTGTCATAGGGGTGGTCTAGACTAAACATGATGCTGAGATAGCCACCTTCGGGTAAAAGAACCAAGGCATCATGCGACTCGTTGCCATGCTCCCATTTCATCGCATAAGGACGATCAAAGGCTTCGGCGACAAACTCTTGTGCTCTCATTTTTTGGGTTGAACTGCTGTGGGTACGTTTCGGTACACACGCTTGGCAGGGTCGTACACAGTCTTCATGGGGCCTAGTCCTGCCAACTTCTTAACTCTTGACACCATGGCTTGATAGTCATCGCCGTATTGGTCTGGGTCTTTGTCTTCGGGAGGATCGATATAGTCAGCACCTGGTTTTTGTTTGCCTTCATCCATGTCATCATCATGGTCATCAGCATTCATGTCGTCGCTGCCTGCATAGTCGTTGTAACTGACATCGCTAGAATGGAAACTTTGCTGGCCATGGTTATACAAGTTCACCACAACAAAACGCTTGTCCTGGCCAAAATCAACAATGTCCCCAGTCTTGCCTTCAAACTCTACATTGCCTGTAATAACAACAGGATCGCCTATGTTTAGTTCTTCTGCGCCAGACATCACGCCTTCTGCCATGCCTTGCTGATTTCCCATGGCCTGCTGTACTCTTTTTACTACTTCATCTCTGTATTCTTGGCGGTTAGGAACATTTGTCCAACCATACTCAGCATAGTTTACTATGGTCTGTGCATCTTTGGGACTTAGATTTGGAAATTCCTGTGCCAAGTCTTGCACAGAGTATTGTCCATATTGATTCCAAATAGCGTTGGCATCGGCGCCCTCTGCCACACTTTCCTTGGGCACACAGTTGTTCACACGAGTACCGCCCTTGACTTTGGTCTTGGGATTGCCGATCTTTTTGTTGTGCCAGCAATGCGGGTCAAGGCGTACTTTTTCTTCAGTGAACAGGTCGTTTAAATTCATAGTAATATATTTAGTGGAACATTAAGAATTGATTTTCTACATCAAGGCGTGGTGCGCCTAGGTCACCATGCCCTGCAGGAAACACCACAACGTTCCATTTGGGTGCAGGACCTTCGGGTATGCGATTCATTTCATCGTAGGTGATCACACTGTTGGGATCAATCTTGTATGTTTTACCTAGGTATTGTTTGAATTGTTCCCAGGCTTCGGGACTACGAACCTGTGTGCGGCCTTTTTGATCTTTTACATACTTGCCCTTGGCATCTGTAACAAACAATCCGCGGAATTGATCCTTGTCAAGAGTGATAGCTTCCTTGGCAAAGCCACCTTGCTGACGATACATTTGCACAATCTTGTCCTCGCGGCTCTTGGCGCCGCTTGAGAACTGACCAACAACATTGTCTTGTTTGTCAGGATTGGTGATTATCTCACCAGACTTTGTGTAAAAATAGAATGTGGCACCCGGATGTTGTTTGGCCACGTCCATGGACAAGTTGTAGTATTCCTTGCTGAAAAAATCTCCTGCATCGTGAATGCGCACCAACAACTTGATACCTGCTTTGGTGGCACGAGCTTCAGCTTGACCAACTTCGTTGCTGAACATCTGCATGTATTCTTTGGGGTGATTGAGCAAGAAGTTCAATGCACGGCCTGCGCTCATTGAGCTGGCAGGGAACATGCGATATCCACCCTTGCGAGCGTAACAGATGTTTTGACAAGAGCCAGCGCCCGGGCAAGTGGTAACTTCTACAAATTCTCCAGTGTCCTCATCCACAACAATGCCACTCAAGGCCGGCAGCGTCAAGTCATACGTAATAGCGCCTTCTTCTTTACTCTTGGCCATTTTGGCATTTGTGCCAAGTATTTGATTGGGAGGTGTTGTGATTTGTTGAGCAAAGTCATCCAAGTCCCATTTGTCTTCGGGGTTGTCGCTCTTGATCAAGGCCTTGATGTTTGACGCATGGATAATGGGATTGAACTTGTCTGCCTTGGTAGTAGTACCAGTCTTGATACGATCCATATAACCGTGCAATTTGTCACGACTCCAGGCCTGTTGTGGCGCATCCAGTTTGAGTGCTTCGTCTGTGGCGCTGTCTTCAATGTCCAACACTGTGACTGGGAAGCCACCCAGGGTGGTGCCACGTTCAGCAGCTTCTACAATTTGTTTGATTCTCATTTTTTATGTCCTCTGCGCATATTTAATTGCCAACGAGCCAACTGTCCTTTGCGTCCGTCAGCATGACTGGCCTTTTCAAGTTCAGCCATGGTGGCATGTTTGGGTATTCCGTGACGCTTGCTGTCGCCTTTGTCTTCAGGATGCCGCCCATCTGCAAAGTTTTCTTTTACCATGTGAGCTGCGTATTCTAATCCTAGTTTCTGAGCAATATGTTGCCATACTCCGTGCCCTGCATCATGGTCAACACTCAAAGAGCCAGGCTGACTTGGAGTACCGTAGTGCTTGACTGCGGCTGCGTATACCGCTTGAACGATTTCAGTGATTGCACCTTTGTGTGGACCACTGCTAGTAGTTTCATGTCCAGTGCCTATGTTGATACCTATACTGCCATCGGCAATGCTGCATCCAATGACCAAACTTAATCCATCCGCAGTTTTCAAGTACACATAACCTTCTGGGGTTTGTTTTGCACGTATTGTAGGAACAATCTGTCGTGCTATGCGAGCAATAATACTATTAGCTAAGTCTTCATAAACATCAGGATTGAGTACTTTGCGTCCAGGATGCCGACCATCAGCAAAGTTTTCCGCCACACCTTGCTTGGCGGGCGGATAATATTTTACATCAACAACTTTGGTTCCTGATCCATCACTGTTCATTCTGAAATTATATTCAATCCAATTGCCAGGATTGTGCTCAATAAAATAACTGATTACTTCAGGATCTCGTCTTATTTTTTCAGCCAATGAACCTAACACACTTATCATTCGTTCTTGTATCTCACTTTCACCCGGTTTGGTCACCGCCTGTTTTCCTGAGTTGAT